ACTATACCAATGACTATAACAAAGGTCGATGTTGCTAAGAAGGAGATTACTGCTGGACCTGATGCTGCAGGTAAAACACTTCTTTATAAAGAGGTAAATAATTGCGTAAAGGCTGCTGGCTTTGCTTTTACCGCTGCTGATGTCAATAAGACAAAGGTAACATGTACTTCAGCTGGCAATACAACTATACCAATGACTATAACAAAGGTCGATGTTGCTAAGAAGGAGATTACTGCTGGACCTGATGCTGCAGGTAAAACACTTCTTTATAAAGAGGTAAATAATTGCGTAAAGGCTGCCACTGGAACAGGCACTGGCACTGGCACGGGCACTCAAACTGCAATTAATCTGACAATGACATTAGCAAATCTAAAAGCACAAAAAGCCGCTATAGAGACAGCGGCAGGTTTAAAGATTGTTGGTGTTGCGGATAATAAGGGGGCGGTAGTTCAATTAGGAGGTGCTGCGAATCCAACATATACCGTTGTATTTGCGGGCACTGTCGATCCAGTTAAATTAAAGACGAATGTAACTAAAGCGCCTGCTTTAAAAAATATAGTAGTTGTTGGTGCGACTACTGTACCAGTGCCTCAAAAGATAGCCTCACTAGGGTCATCTGGCACTGGCCCAGGCACAGGCACAGGCACTGGCACAGGCACAGGCACAGGCACTGGCACAGGCACTGGCACTGGCACTGGCACTGGCACTGGTGATGGCAGTGGCACGGGCACGGGTGATGGCAGTGGAACGGGCACGGGTGATGGCAGTGGCACGGGCACGGGTGATGGCAGTGGCACGGGTGATGGCAGTGGCACGGGTGATGGCAGTGGCACGGGCACTGGCACTGGCACAGGCACAGGCACTGGCACGGGCACAGGCACAGGCACAGGCACTGGCACTGGCACTGGCACTGGTATGGGTATGGGCACTGGCACTGGCACGGGCACTGGCACGGGCACTGGCAGTGATGCTATCTTCGAGCCAGATCGTAATTATCCAGAGGCTGTGCCACTAGAGCCCTCTCAAATTCCCGGTACTGCTGACCTCAAGCGCCCAGGAGACATAGGAGAAACGTCAACTAAGGGTAACGGTTTAGAATACGCATACTTTCAAAATCCCAATCGTGAGTTTTTTTGCGTTACAGGAGAAACTGATGAGCAGATTGAAGAAAAGGCTGCAAAGGTAATGGGCACGAGTCCTATTGTTTTAGACCGTTCCAGTGTTCCGCTTGTTTTGAATAATGAAAGAGAAATCGCAGGAACGGCTAAAGCGGCATTCTCAAAGTTATCAACTACACTCGAGGCTTCCTTGAGAACTGCTGATCCAGGAGTAAAACCGCTTGTCGAAAGTTCAATCAGTCGTATAAAATCTACAATCTCTACTCTTTTTAACCAGATTACTCAGTCATCAAATGAACGCCAAGCCGGTGGTAAATACACACGTAATAGAAAAGTAAAATCCAAATCGAAGTCGCATAGAAAGAGACGTTAAATATAGTATTAAAATTCTAAAATATACTCTTTAAAAAAGAGTATATTTTAGATTATCATCATATTAACGTGTTGTGCAGAAGTTAATGACGAGAAAACAGTTCAAAGGACATCAAAAGAAAGAGACCTGTTCCCACGAACATGAGAATCTCCGTTTGTGAATCCTGTACATTCTTCTTTTCAAGTTGATCGATGCGCCCAATCAAGGCATCGATACGACGCATCAGCGCATCTTCATTATTCCCTACTTCCGTGTCATTAATCGGGGTCGGACCCGATCCCTTAGTCTCTGTAGTCATGTCCACACCCACTTTTGGAATTGCCGGCGCGGGCGTAGGAAGTTCTTTAAAGAAGGCAGTATAACTTGCAGCAGGTGTCATAGGCTTCCAGTTATCAAGTAAAGGAGGCTCCGGGAGGAGAGCACCCGCTGCCTTCGCCGCTCCCTTCAGCCCATCACTCTTTGTAAAATCCGGATACAGCCGGTAGTTGGCATCATCTGTCGGAGAGGGGTTGAAGGTTGAAAAGCCCTCTTCCTCATCCTCCGCCCATTTTCCAAAATAGGTCGGTGTCCCAGTCTCCGAAAAGAGACAACTCGCCTTCGGAAGAACAGGAAGACCAAAGGCCTCCTTCTCCTTTTGAACTGTGTCGACCGGTGCCATTCTCTCCACAGCCGGTCGATCCGGATCGGGAAGATCTGCTGCAACGGAGTTTGAATACTCTAGAGCCGGTCCCTTTGCCTTCTTTGCCTTCTTTCTAGCAGCCCGACGCTCCTCTCGCGACGAATAGGAGTCCTTGCCACCCACAAAGGGTGTTCCCGATTTTGCTAAGGATCCCTCCTGTATATTTGGAAATGCATCCTCTAATGCACAGAGGTCCATTGGCCTCCCTCTGTTGAGTCTCTTAGAAATCTTACCGGCAAATGGAAACAATCAGGCCATCTATCAGAGGAATGTCTCCCCCTGTTCCTGTTATGCAGGGCGGAGCCAAAGAGCACATGCTCGATCTTATAAAGAAATACGCCCAGCCTTTGAATATCTATATTGGTATTATTCTGGTTCTCTGTATCACCTATATAGGTCAGATTCCTAAGTCTGTCACCTTTTATGCAAATACCCTCGTAGGTCGCTTTGTTCTTTTCTGGCTCACCATCATTATTGCAGATACATATTCATGGGTGTATGCCCTACTTATGGCACTCTTTGTAGCACTTCTGATTGCAGTATCTCCCCGGACCTTGGAGGGGTTTCAGGACTCTAAAAATGGGGATACAGATTTGAAGATTGTTACACAGAAAAAGCGCTGGTGGTCTGAACAGGTATTGCAAGAGAATCCACTCGGTATTGAGGAAGAGAAGGTAAAGACTGCGGCGATTCAGGATAATAGCAATGCTAGCAATTCGACGAACAGCTCTAAATAATAGCCAAGAGTAGATGAAGCCCACGCTGCTTCAAAGATTATCAAAATCATCAGATGGCTTTGATATTCTTTTAAGAAACCTTATGATTTTATCATTTCTTACATGGAATGTTATCGAGGGAAGTGTCTTTGAGAATGAATATCCATATGCCTTTGTCAAGTTATACACCATTCCCATCTGGAGACTCCTGCTTATTATTCTCATGATATTGGCTGCGTCGTGGAATCATTCTCTTGGTATTATGGTCTCATTCACAATATTCTTCTACGTGATGGACATGGAGGTCACAATGGATAAGTGGAAGTAGCACACCAAAGGTGATTAAATTGGCACTTATCGGTAGAGATGAGTCTTCCGCCTCCGCCGGTTGCACTCCCAATGGGTCCCTTAAATCCAATCGAGGCCATGATTACAGGAATCAATACGAACACCTATTTGATCGGTATGAGTATGATTTTATTGAATTTGGGCGGTCGTCATCTAGCGCCAAGTCTTACGGCTGAACAGGATAAGTTCTTTCAGAATCCATGGATTCGTCGTGGAATGTTGTTCGTAGTCATCTTCGTGGCGACACGTAATATCTTCACGGCGTTATGGCTGAGTCTAGGGCTGGTCCTCATAATAGGATATCTCTTTAACGAGCACAGTTCACTCTATCTCTTCGGTGAGCCCGTTCCAGTTCCTCTTCCAGCCCCTGTCACCCCTACAAATGGCTTGACTCCGGAAGAACAGGATATCTACAAGAAATTGCAAGATAAGGTCAATCGTAGCACAGAATCCAAGGAGACTGCGGAAAAGAAGATGACTCTCGAGCAGCAATTGACGTCGTGGTATAAGGAAAACATGAAGGCCTTGCGGACGGTTATATCATAATCACGGGGGGGTTTTAAAAAAACAATATCTGATGATTTTTAATGATCAGATAATGATTTTGTATTAAAGGGCCCCTAGGCATCCAGCGTAATACTGTTGCCCACAGGCACACGCCGGCGACGCCCGCGGCCGCCACGCGTCGACTCCGTCGTGCTGCCAATGTCATCACCCGATGCTAGGCTCTGAATCTCGATGGCCGCCGCCATGGCGGGCTGTGAGGCGGCCGAAGGAGGGACCTGAGGGAAGGCCGTGCCCTCCATAGACTCATTGCGCCGCGCCTCCTCGAAGGAGCGGAGAATGTCATCTACACCCGATGGTCCACGCATCTCACGACGAGGTGTGGCGCGCTGCTCCATAGAGGCAACCTGCTGCGGCTGCTGGCCCATCGGAACCCCTCCCGCCTGGAAGTTCACCTCCGCCCGCGCACGGGCCTGCGCCTCCTGGGCCGCCTGTGAGGCCGCCTGGGCCGACGATCCGAAGAAGGCTGCACCACCAGGGGCAGGCGCCGCCTGCTGGGCCTGGTTTCCACCCGCACCTCCCATGGCCATATTCATGAAGTTCCCAAAGCCCGGGCCCGCCTGCTGGGCAGCAGCCGTGGCGAATTGGCGAGCCAGATCAGGATTGTTCTTGAGAATATCATCCGTCGACACAGAGGCCATGCGCGACTTGAGGAAGGTGTTGCTCACGTGGCACATGAAACCCGAGCCGGCCAGCGCCACCATGAGGCGCGCCTCAGGAGGCATCTTACCGCGCTCCTTATACTTATCATAGAGTTCCTCGAAGATCTCATCGAAGTCCTCGACATTCTCGTGCACGGCCTCAGACCAGCCATCGAGTTTCACATCAAAGGGGTCAAAGCGACCATTCGCCCACTCAAGACCAGTAACGACGGACATCAGCGCCTGACGCTGGAAGCGGAGCGAGGCCTCCAGGTTCTTGGAATCCACCAGGCGGAGATACTCCTCCTTAATCTCCTGTAGAGTATTGTCCATCGTGAAACGCTTCGCCACCTGTAGACCCTTGCTCTCGAGGCGCTGAAGTTTGTTCAGGAGATCGGCCTTCTCCTTCCGCTCCTCCTCAGGATTCATACGGTTCGTAGGGGCAGCCGAAAGGCCGAAACCGGGCCCTGTGGCAGACTGCGCATTTGAGAACAGACTACCCGACGTCCGTTCATCTTCGGCCTTTGTGAATTGGATCTCTGCAGGGGCCTGACTACCCAAATTGAGTGTAATAGGCTCCATGGGCTCGAGGGTTCCAATTTCAACCTCCGCAAGACCCTGGGGGGCGGAAGATGAGAAACTCATAGTGGGCTCACTGCTAGGCGCTGAACCTTGATTCTGCCCACGCTGACGACCAGGATTCGCCAACATTCCGAGGCCAAGCGCATCATTGCTGTCAGAAATCTCTATGATGTTTCCAATGTCATTTGACATACTGAAGTCAGCGCCGATGCCTCCAGCCATGCTCTCCATCTCGTGAATGCTGACAGGGCGCTCCATCTTCTTCGATTTCTTTCGTTCTTTTTAGACGGCCTTATGACGCACCTTCCTTTTGCCACGCATCCTTCAATCTGTCCTCATGCACAACGCCGGGTAGGGGAAGCCATTCACCCGTCGCGCCATCTAGGCGCTGCAGGGTGAGAAAGACTGCGTGCATTCTTTCCAGCATAAAAGGGAGATGGCGAGTATCAAAGCCTATCATATTAAAAAGTCTCGGTGTAACAATCTCTGCAAAACTCATCATTCGGTGAAAGAGTTCCTTATGTAGCACAAAGGTATGATAGAGGGGTATTTCTTGATCAAGCACGCTATGGACTGTATGAGAGCCCCCAAATATTTGATTATATATGTGAATGATTCTATCCCAGCCCCGAAGGTCTATAATCTGATAGAGATGATCACGTGCCGTATGACAATAGGGTGCAAACACAACTTTCTTACCTTCGGCTTCCGCTGCCGTAGTCTTTTCAACAAGATAATTAATAGCCTCTTTCTTTAGGACCATGTCATAGTGAAAAAATCCGATATAGGGTTGTTCAAGAAAGATCTGGGGGTTGCGCCAGGCATGAAAGAAGGCACTCGATTCACAGAAACGATTGTGCTGCATAAAAGGATTATACCATGATAGCATTGACTCTTGAATCACAAGACTCTCATATTGTTTAGGAACCTGTTTATTGATCTTTCCATTTACGCCTATAAAGCGTAGATACTTGTCAATATCTTCTTGGGATAATTCTTCATAGCATTCTGTGAGGAGAAATTTATGAAAAACTATATTAAGTCGAAACAGTGCCATTCTCTATAGGTGTTGTATGTGACGCTTAGACGGTTTCAGGAAACTCTGTTGCTCCGCAAGTCGGTTTCCTTTCAGGAAACCTTGTCCCAACACATACAAAGCGCATCAGCCAGATCCGACTTCTTTGTGGCACTCTTAAATTGCTGCAGCCACTTCGATGCATCAATTACCTTACCTCCCTCTAAGATCTGTATAACCTTGGCCTCCGCAGCATCCTTTCTCGATGCATAGCCCTTATCCCCTGTCTCCATTCCCGTAATCTTTTTTCCAGCATGCACTAATTTTAAAGGGGGTGGGCCTGGCTGCAGCATGTCGCGCAGCGTGGCAAAAAGAAGAATCTGAACAGACTTCATCGTTGGATTCTTCAGAACTGGTTGATTTTCTAATAAAATGTGGGTGGCTTTGCGAAAGGATTCAAGGTTGATCTGCACGAACGTGCGAATCGCATCATGAATCGTGGTCAATTCCATTTCCAGCGCCTTTTTGACCTTTGGCTTTTCGTAGGGCAAGGAATGAAGAAGACCCACTGCGGAGACCACAGCCGCCTTTGTGCCGGCACGCACGGTAGGTGCCAACCCCCTTAGAGTCTTCATATCTGGTATTCTTTTTAGGACCACGCCACTCAGATCCTTTAAAGGGGGGTGCGTCGAGGGGCAGTGCTTCAGACAGGTCGGGCTCTGAATAGGGTTTATAAAGGCGGCCTTGATAGAGCATTTGCAGCAACTGACCTTTGCCTGGGCAGTCCCAGCGTCCTGGCCGGTAAGAAGATCATAGTTCTGCCAGCCAAGAATTGTGGGCTTGGCTGGCGCCTTGGTCTCGAGGAGACACCAGGCCAGATTCCGAATTCCAATATCAAATGCCAGAATCGTTTGTGACTCTGACATTCACTATTTGTTATATATGACTGTTCTTAGACGGGTGAGTTATTGCATCTGATCGCCCCGAGGCGTATTGCGACCCCCCTCATAACGGCTTGTGCCAGCCACATTCGGCTTCGGGGAGACAGTTGTAATACGGGGATCCCAGGTTCCAAAGAGTTCTGGAAGATCTTGGGGGGCACGCTCTGTTCCAATCCCCCCCGCCTTATCTGTCGCCTGACGTGTGCAGTCGGAGCGTGTGCATGAAACAAGACTTACCGGGGGAGGGACAACAGACTGATCCAAGCCGTAGATAGCGCCATTATTCTTGGCGGCGCGTTCACGGGTTACATTCATAATTTCTGTCGCATTGCGCGTCATCCACCCCTTTGTAGCGAATTGGCTTCCCGCTGGAATATTCTGCGAACAGTGATTCTTATAACTGGTTACCAGACGACCATCCTCCATGGGCGCCGCCCAGCCAGGGAACCGGCTGTCTGGGGTCGCAAGGCCGGTAATCTTTTGTCTACTATCGAGGTCAAAGGGGTTGGCTGTTGAGACAGCGGCAAAAAAGTTGGGCTTTGTAGGGAGGCGAAATAGCTTCGCGTCCATGAACTCTGTTGTAGTATAAGGTTTCCAAACTGCTTACAGGGACCCCTCAAGAGCGGCTCCATTCTGGTCCAAATCCACAGGTAAGCTCCCGTCCAAAGAAGCACCAGCCTGGAGAGTATTTCCTGCGGATCCAGAGACATTCTCTGTTCCTGTTGAAACCGTGTCATTCTGCGTAGGGTTAGACCGACGCAAGAGGGCTAGAACCTCGGCACGATTGAGGCTGCGCTTGACACGGAGACCCTTGCTCTCAGCAAGAGCGACCAGTTCCTGGCGTGTCATGGCATCAATATTGGGGCCGACCGTCGAGGCTGGCACGGGGGCATCGAAGGACTCGAGGGCCTTCTCCGCCGTTACACCCTCTTGAGGCTTCTCCTGCTCTTGATCCTGCTCAGTAGCCTGGTCATGAGCCTGCTCAAGAACTGATGAGTAGAAATTCTCCTCTGGGATCGCCTCAGACTCCGAGGCATCAAGAGGGGCCGGAGCGGACAGTTGGGCGCCAGGAGTGTGGCTGATAGGGACGGGCGGCTGCTGATGCGCATGCTCCATCATAATAGAATCAAGGGCAACACGGACATCGACAATAATTGACTCCATGACCCCCACCTTTTTCTCAAGGAAACTGAGGCGGACATACATATAGAAAGACACAGCGCCGCATAGAAGAAAGATAACAAGCCCTATGATAAGCGACTCACTTAGCATTTGTTCTCTTTCTCACTGAGACTTTGCCGGTGATAGGTTAGCCGCAACGAGTCCGAATTTCTCCCAGACGGTGTGTGCACTACTGACATCACACATACCTGGCTGCACTCCATAGGAGTATGTAATCGTGCCATCATCCTCCTTCGTCGCAGGGCAACAAATGGCCTGCACATTCTTCGGAGCCGTAGCAACCAGAGGAAATAGGTGAGTACTGACAATCGTAAATACATCCGTGCGTTTCCAGAGACGGCGTAGAAACTGCGTGGCCGTGCGGGCACTGTCGGGTGGGTTTGTGCTGTGGAACAATTCATCGTAGAGGATGAGACCCGGGCCTTGACGAGAGGCACGGAGACATTCGGCTGCGAATTTGACTTCTGTCTCGAACATGGAGAGTTTTCCGGGTGTGTCTCTCAATTGCAGACCCGATGCGATCCAGGTAAACCGGGGCATGAAGGCCGCCTGCGCCGGCGCGAAGCCGAAGGCATGTCCGATCAAAACGGATTGCAGGACGGATCTCAAAAAGGAGGACTTACCTCCTCCATTGGGTCCTGTCAAAATCGAATGAGGGGCTTCCTGCAAATGAATGGATGATCTTACCGGCTCGCATGTGAGAGAAATATCCTGGCATCCCTCGAGTTTTAGAACTCCCCTTGAAAAGACGACAGGATTCATGACGGGATTCACGGCAAGACGCCACATTCCTTCGAGATGGGCAAGATCACGAAATACCATCTTGATATTTTCTGGACAATCCTGCACGGAAATAAAGGCCATGCGAGGATCGGTCGGGTTGAGGTGTTCCAGAGAGTAGGAGAGTTTCACGTGAATTCCATTGTGATTCGCAAGATCGGCACGGAACTCTTGTAGAACCTTGCGAATCTCTAGAATCTGTTTGCCAATTTTCAGGCAGATGGAATCAGTCTTGTAAAGATGCATAGCGTTTTGTATAGGCTGTATCATACTCTGTGCAAAGGTGAAGCCGAACATTAGAAACTGAAACACTGATTTCATGGTCATAGGCTCGGCTACGACCTCCACTTCCATCATAGGGGGTATGTCGAGGTTTCCGCTCATAATATGCTGAATAATATGCATATACTGGCCCTGCGTAATAGGGAGTGCATAGACGAACCGTAGGAGGATATAGGGGAGAATCCATACGATAACGGGCATCAGCACACTCGCGGCTGGCACGAGCCAGATCTTGAATAGGGAGATGAGCAGGAGAAGCCAAGGGATATGATTAAGAGGTTTTAGGAAGTCGTTCTGAAAAGAGAGTTGGGCGATAGAATCTTCCTCTAGAGAGTCCTTGTCCTTGCTGTCCTTCTCAAAAAAGGGGGCGATGTCGGCCTCTGCAGCGGCCATGGCCGTGAAACGTCTATCCCAATTGGCAGCAAACTCGGGTGCTTTTTCCCTAAGATATATCATCGTTTGCTGGCGGCCGATCAGCATTCTCGGGTGGGTCACAGTTGTCATGGCCAGATTTTTCTGCATGACCTTGGCTGAACCGGCCATGCGGCACCCTATAATTTCTGCAAGGCCGTGGAGATTTGCATCATGAACCATTTTATAGCCTGAGGCCATAGAATCCTTCACGATCGGCATAGTTCCTCCTATGTATTGATAAACTTGGCCGTAGGAGTTGGGCGCGGCCATAAACGGCGTGGCTGCGTGGCGGCCTGGCTAAAATTACAGTTTCCCAAGAGCCTAAGGTATGTATCATAAGAATCATCAGTATGGCGTCTCATATTCAGCAGATTCAAGCGATTTTGTCTTATCAGAAGACAGTGGCTCGCCCCAATTCAGATATTTGTAATACTATTGCAGGTCTCAAGGACCTGTGTGAATTAAATGGGACGAACGTTGACTGGCGTCGTGGCACAGGAAATGCCTCTCCAGGTGGTCGACCGGTCTTTCGCAATCAGAGTTCTTCATCACTTTCCTCTTCGCCCTTTCCACGAAATCCCTCTTCAAAGTCGATGGCCTCCAGTCCTCCAGAGTCGCCTTATAGCCCGGTCCCAAAGACAAGCGGGCCCTATGTCGCGGTTCGCTATCAATCACAGTTTAAGAATTCGGCGCAACCAGTTGAAGATAAGATCCTCAATAACATCATTCTTTCGAAGTTAAATAAATTCAGCAGCACTACATACAATGATATCCGCGAGTTTCTCTATCAGATTCTTGGATCTGGAGAGCCAGATCTGGCGGATATGATTCGCCAGTTCATGCTCATGGTCTTCAAGAAGGCGGCATCCGAGGACGTTTATTGCAGTCTTTATGCTAAACTCTTGTCCGAGATTTCAGTGCGCTATGGCGTAATACTAGAGGAAATGCACAAACTTCAAGACAACTATCTGGCAATCTTTGACGAAGTTGAGGAGAAGAAAGATGCCGAGAAGTATGAGACCTTTGTCGAGAAGAATATTGAGAAGCGTTATCGCCAGGGCTACAGTCAGTTTATTGCCGAGTTATCCATTCTTGAAATCATGAATCTGTCGCATTTGGAGCAGACCTTTCGTCGCATCTTTGAGATGATTCTTAAAAATGCGCCTCTTCAAGACAAGCGGACAATTCTAGAGGAATATGCCGATTGTCTTCTACGGATGTCCCGAGTATTTAAGAAGAAATCCTCCCCCTTTCTCATCTCTGCGCGTTCATCCTTAATGGCGATTTCAAGACCCACCATTGATACTATTCTGCAGAATAAGGACCTCTATCCGAGTGTTTCACCAAAGGTCCGTTTCATTCTTATGGATGTAAAAGATAATCTAACCGCTTGATAGAAAATGGCGGGAAAGACACGCAAAGTCTCGCGTTCAGGGAAGGGCCTTTTTTCGACAATCTGGAGCCCCTTCAAGCATCTCTTTATGGCCTCTGGCGAGTCGGCGCGTAAGATCGGTAGCACGGCGGGCAAGATTGTCAAGGAGAGCATGAAGGGTGTTGAGGGTGTTGGCAGTTCCTTTGCCCGTCACTCGAATGCTGCGCTCAGCCATGTCGGCCGCGGCGTTGGGCGTGTTGGAAAGGGTGTTAGCAAGGGCGTTGGCAAGGTAGTAAGAAAGGTTACGGGCACGCGCCGCAAGTAAAAATTGAGGGTGATCCCGGCAAATAGGGAAAGTATAGTTGTTTCAAAAAAACAGTTCATCCTAGATGCCTAAGACGAACACGCCGAAGCCGACGAAGAAGGAGTCTAACGAGGCGGGGCCCAAGGCCCCGGATCGCAAGAAGCCGATGTCAAAGAAGCGTGGTGGTGGTGCGCACGACGATGATGAGAGTGTTGATAGCCACGGGAACATCCGTGGTCTTATCGCATACGAGTCAGAAGAGTCATTCGACTCTGAGGAAGAGGATACCCCGAGTGATGCAACGCATCTTACTCCAAAGCAGCGCCGTGAGATCCGGCGTTCTGCTCGTGCTGCTGCTATGAAGGCACGGAAGCGTATTCAGAAGGATGCAGCAAAGGAGGCCCGGAGCCCTCGCCGTGTTGTAGAGTCTGAGTCTGAGGAGGAGTCTGAGGAGGAAGAGAAGGTCAAGCCAAAGAAGAAGGGCTTTCTTCCTAAGAAGCGGAAGGATGTAAAGGAGGAGTCGGAGTCCGAGGAGTCCGAGGAGGAGGAAGAGGAGGACGAGGAGGAAGAGGAGGATGAGGATTACGACGAGGAGGATGAGGAGGCCGGGCGTGGCGGTCTTATCATCTCTTTCGGCGGCGAGGAGGAGGAGAATCGTATGATCCCGAAGCGTCACAATATGAAGAAGGAGTCCGCAGAAGTCAAGAAGTTCGTGGAACTGGTAACGAAGCCGCACGAGGAGGGTGGCATCGACGAGCAGATTGATGAGTTCAAGCGGCTCAGCCGTGAGAAGCAGACGGAACTTCTTACGACGCTGGATCGTAAGGCGACGGCTGATTCCAAGTCGCAGTCTATGATGTTCAAGATCCTCGACATGCGTCTTACGCCTGAGACACAGTCCATGGTCCTGGCCAAGTATAATGCGCTTCAGACTATGGAGCCTGGCGCGGGTGAGTATTACAAGCAGCGTGCCTGGCTGGAGAAGTTCTCCTCGCTGCCGCTTGGCATCTATCGCGATATTCCTGTAAAGATGTCTGACGGTCAGGAGACGTGTGGTGCCTTCATGGCCAAGGCACAGCGGTTTCTGGGTGAGGCCATCTATGGTCAGGAGGAGGCGAAGATTCAGATTCTCCAGTTCATTGCCTCCAAGATCGCGAATCCGGATGCGCGTGGCCTTTCGCTGCTGCTTGCCGGCCCGCCTGGCATTGGTAAGACGAGCCTTATCAAGAACGGCATTGCCAAGGCGCTGAACTGGCCCTTCCAGTTCATCTCCCTTGGCGGCGACTCGGATGCCAGCACCTATATGGGTCACCAACTCGTCTATGAGGGCTCCCACTGTGGTAAGATTGCGAACTCCCTTGTGGGTGCGAAGTCGATGTCGATGATTCTGATGTTTGATGAGCTTGATAAGATCAGCTCCACGTCAAAGGGTGAGGAGGTCCAGAACCTCCTGGTTCACCTGACGGACCCTGTTCAGAATGGCGATTTCGAGGACAAGTATCTCAGCGGCGTGCCGCTCGATCTCAGTAAGGTGCTCTTTACCTTCTCGGCGAACGATCTCGGGAAGATCGATCGTGTGCTAATGGACCGTATGGTGGTCATTGAACTGCAGGGTTACACAGTCAAGGAGAAGTTGGCCATTGCGCAGACCTTCCTTCTTCCTGGTGCTCTAAAGGAGGTCAATCTGGATGAGAAGGTCTCGATTGGCCATGATGTGCTGGAGCATATCCTCACGAACTACGCGAATGAGGAGAAGGGTGTGCGTGAACTGAAGCGCTGCCTGGAGGCGGTCGTGCAGAAGATCAACATGCTGCGTATCTTCAACACGAAGGAACTGCCCTTCCACATCCCTGAGTTCCAGCTGCCCTTCGTTGTCAAGAAGCAGCACGTGGATCTCTTCCTCAAGAAGAAGCAGGGTGATATGTCTCATCTGCGGATGTATAGTTAATCATCAAGCCCGCCAACATTCTGAAACAGATTAATAAAATCCAAGTATAGGCCCAGACTCTCCACAGGATAGTCTGGATCCATTTTTAACTTTTTTTGCATGGAACGGCAGGCCTTCGCGCCGCCGCGAAGAACCTGCACATCATAGGCTGTAAAAACAGCAAACAGAGCCACTCCGAAGAAACTCAGCGCCTTGAAACCAAGCCTTTTCTCTTCAGGTGTTCCGAGGGCCATCAAAAGCAGTCGGGCCGCAATGAGACCTAGGAGGCCTGCCAATAAATAGGGGCCGAAGCCAAGAAGATTCATAGAGTCATAGAAGCCGAGGGCCATCATACCCACAAAGACACCTGTTGTTAGGATTAGCACACGTGTAAGAGTCTCCTTATCCTGTAGCCGATTTACGTATGGCTGGATAACCTGCCCAAACCAGAACGCGAAGGCTCCAAAGAGAACATACTTAGGCACGGAACCGGGCTTAGTTGCATGAATCCCATATAGGAGTCCGAATAGAATCACAAGATTTCCTATGGTCTTAAGTAAGACTGAAGAGTTCCCATACAGTGTGGCACCAATGTTCGATGTTTCCGCAGAGACGGCTGAAATGGCCAAGGCGGCGGCCAAATGCGCAAAGACTTTTCCGAAATAGTTATTACATGAAGGCATATCTATTTCTTACTAGGAAAAAGAGACGAATTTAATGATGGCTTTACAGGCTTAGGATCCTCTTGAGGAGCAAGAAGCCACATCGTATCCTGCTTCTCGCGTTCTGCGCGCATGGCAGCCAAGGCCGCGGCTGTCTCCTTTGCGGCTACTGTATCAGGCTCCTTTGTGCAGGGCGTTCCAGATCCCCAACGGCGGAGGGCGCAACCACTCATTGTATTATCTAGAGATAGTATAGAATGAATCTTGGAAACAGGATTGTATACTCAAAATGGATTCACATAGTTCTTATTACACTTGTGCTAGCCGGTGCGCTTAATTGGCTCAGTATAGGTATTCTTGGAATCGATGTAGTGCGTCTCGGACTGGCTCCTCGCAATGCCAAGTGGGTCTACATAGTGATTGGCCTCGCCGCGCTATCTCTTGTGGTTCGCTGGGATATGTATCTCCCCTTTTTGGGCGAGACAGTTCTTCCTGGTTCGGCTCTATCACAGAAGACTCCACAGAATGCAAATGAGCAGGTTTCGATTAAGACGCTTCCAAATGCCAAGGTTGTTTATTGGGCAGCGGAGCCCGATCCGAATCAGGGTAAGGATGTGAAGGAATGGGAAGAGGCCTATGACGAATTTGAAAACTCCGGAGTAGTGACGGCGGATGGCAACGGAAATGCGATTCTACGGTTCCGTGGACCCCCACAGGCCTATAGAGTGCCGATTATGGGTCGCCTAGAGCCGCACGTGCATTTCCGCATCTGCGAGTCCAACGGCATGATGGGACCTGTTCAGACAATGATGATAAAAAATGGAGTGATTGAGAATTTTTCAAATATGGTCTAATTAATGGCGCTCAAGAAACATCATATAGGTGCTCTGGCCAAACTCGGGCTTAGCCAAGGCATGAACCGACTCATCATCGTAGCGATACCATCCAGTTGTCACAATATTTCTGCATTGTGCAGTATAATGCCCACCTCGCGAACTTCCGTGGTGATCCACTATACCCCGTAGGCTATACTGGACCGTCGCCTCGCGCTCAGGACTATCCTCCGAGAAGAAGGGGGTAAAATCGACCGTGGAAACTGGTGCCGCAGGCGTTCCAATCTTCTGGCCATTATTCTGAAAGCGCTTAATACTAAGAACAAGGACAAGAGGTAGTTTCCAAATACTCATCGTCTTCTTGGCAGGCGGCCGCGGCTTTCCGCAATTCTCACACTCATATTCATCAATAACCTCCTCGTGGAGAAGGTCATCCTTAAGATTCTGCATAATATCACATGGCTTTGAGTCCTCTGAAATAGGCACCTTTAGAGAATTAAAGGGTTCCCAGCGGTGTGAGACATTCTTGCATTTCTGGCACGTCGTCTTCTGATGATACATTCCATAGAACATATGAATGAAGGGACTGTATTCCTTCGAGAAGTTCTGCTGCCAGGCGGCCAGCGCTCCGTGAATGAGATGGTCACGTGCCGTTGTAGGAGGGGGGCGCACAATCTTCATATCGACATCCTGAATAGTGGACTGGTGCACAGTCTCGAGAATAAGTTGATAGAACTCGTGGCTATCATGAAAGGTCTTCATTGCGAACTGCTCGTAGAGGGTATCTTGAACGGCAGGAATGAGGGTCGCCCAGAAATTTCCTGGGCGAACACTCTGCCCCTTCTTGCACATGCCAAGAAACTGAACGACCTTGGCGAACTCCTTGGTGAGATTCTGTGAGAGTTCGCGAGCAGGCTTTGCCTCCTTCTTGAAAAGTGTATTATACTTTCCCTCCTCAAGAAGCCAGGTAAGTTTTCCCAGATGACGGAGATTCTGAATCACTGCATTTCCATAACATGTGAGTCCCATGTTTACAAGACCACCTCCACCCTGTAGGTTGTCCATTGGCTTTTGTATAGGGTGTCGATAAAATTGGATGCTTCAATTTCATACTGCTTGTATACAGTCGGATGTCAGCCCCTTATCAGAATCACTATGGCATTCAGTTGCTAGATGATATTCATAACTATTTCCCAGCCATTCTCTATGAGCCAGAAGGCTTTCGCAGCGTGACCGAACTTCTCCAGTATATTCGCCGACAGACACGTAATCGCTTCGACCTCTTTAGTGCCGGACTGGCCGCACATAATGCCCGTAACGGTTATGATTCTCGATCCACACAAGTCGTCCCAGTAAGAACGACGATTCGTTCTCGCGAACCCGTACCGCTAACAACAATGATCTTTAGCGAGCCACAGGAAGATGTAAACGCCATAAGTATGCGTATCCTGCGGGAACTTCTTCTGCCTTCTACGCATGCGCCGGCGCTTATGCAGCCAGTGGTAGTTCGGCCCACAGAGCAGCAGATTTCCACGTCAACAACTCTTGAGACAGTTGTTGACGAGGGAGAGATGTGTGCCATTTGCCAGGATTCGATTGCCACAGGAACACAGGTCCGAACTCTCAATGCCTGTGATCACAGCTTTCACACCGGCTGTATTGATACCTGGTTCACAACGAACGTTCGTTGTCCTGTGTGTCGTCACGACATTCGTGATGAAGAGTAGAAATATGAATAGGTTCAACAACTCTTGTATTATTTTTATAGACGTAATAGATGCGCATCATCATGGCGATGGTATCTAAACACATAAGAGGGGCATAGTTGATAATAAGGGCCGTATCACTATTTAGAACTGAATAGGTGAGGGCGAAGGAGGTCCCTACAAAAATGGCCACCTTTTCAGGCACATTATAAATATTAGCATTTTTATTGTGATAGTTGGCATATAATTCTGGAATATAACAAATAAAATAGAGGCCAGTGGCTATATTCATTAAATAGTTATATCCCATTGATATTCAATATGCTTCCCTTTTAAAGTGGGATCTTACTGAGATCATTCGGCAGCATCTCAAGTGTAATCTTCCAGTGCTCCTCAATCTCGCCCACCGCGCGCTTCTCCTCTGGAGAAATGAGATTGATCGTGACACCCTTGCGACCAAAGCGACCCGCGCGACCAATACGGTGAATGTAGTTCTCCTTCTGAACAGGAAGTTCATAGTTGATAACGAGCGACACCTGCTGAACGTCAATGCCACGCGCAAGCATGTCCGTGCTGATCATTACACGCACCGAGCCCTTGCGGAAATCCGCCATGCGCTTCTTGCGCTCCTCGACGTCCATCTCACCGTGAATCACCGATAGAGGAAAGCCCTGCTGACTCATCTTCTCAGCCAGCCAATCGGCGCGCTGACGCTTATTGCAGTAGATAAGCGCCTGGGCGATATTGAGTTGCTGATAGAGATCGCAGAGAACTTCGAACTTCCACTCCTCCTTCTCCAGAGGAACGTAATACTGCTTAATACCATCGAGCGGGACCTCCGTGGCATCGACAAGAATCTTTACAGGATTCTGAAGAATCTTATTCGCCACCTCAATAACCTCAGAATCCATCGTGGCTGAGAAGAGGGCCACCTGCGTGTCCTTGGGAAAGCCCTTCTGAAGAATACACATAACCTGCTCCTTGAAGCGATCCTCAAGCATCTGATCCGCCTCATCAAAGATGAGCACACGAATATTGTCGCGTGATAGCACGTTACGGTTCATAAGATCAAAGATACGACCTGGCGTGCCAATGAGATACTGACAGCCCTTCTCAATCGCGCGGATGTCCTCACGAAGGGGCGTGCCACCCGTGGCTGAGTAGACACTAATATTCATATGCTGGCTCAGAGCCTTTACGACATTCTCAATCTGCTGAGCGAGTTCACGCACGGGGGCAAGAACAAGGACCTGGACCTTCTTTAGAGAAGGATCAACACGGCAAAGCGAGCCGATCGTGAAGGTGCCTGTCTTGCCCGTGCCCGACTGGGCCTGGGCAAGGATATCGCGCCCCTGCTTAATAGGGACAATGGCCTTCTGCTGAATGGCCGAAGGGCGCTCAAAACCATGCGCATAGATACTACGAAGAATATTCTCTGGCAAATCCATATCGTCAAAGGCCGAATAGACCTTGACAGCCTCTGCAGGAGCCTCTGCGGGCACATCTACAGAAATCTCTGAAGCAACGGGCGAATCGAGGGTTGACATTCTGTCTATATTTATTACAGGGTCCATAAGCCCCCTCAATTTTAACCTAGCCTACCTCGCAGCAGGGTAAAATTTATGATTTTCCTTTTCTATAAGGCTTATAGAAATGGCAGAAGCAGAGCAAGATTTTGGACTCGAGGAGGAGGAGTATGAGCCCGATATCGAGGGCGGCGACGAGGAACAGCATGAAGAAGAGCCCTTCGAGGTTCTCTATAAGTATCATCCAGAGACGATTGTCGATTATGCCGAGACGGTGATTCCGAATGTTCCTCTTCAGGTTGCACCACCCGATGGGGCAACTGATGCTAAGCACGAGAGCCCTCCGTTTCTCACGATATATGAGCGCACAAAGATCCTTGGCACTCGCACGAATCAGTTGGCCGAGGGTGCGCGTCCATTTATCACCGTTCCAGAATATGTAACTAACCCCCTTGATATTGCCAAGATGGAATTGGAGCAGCGGCGTCTGCCCTATATTATTAAGAGACCCATGCCCGATGGCACCTTCGAGTATTGGCGTCTTTCGGATCTGATGATTCTTTGATCATTTCCGGCGCAATCTAAATATTTTTATGTGCACTAATTAATGGAAGAGTTGCCGCCACCAATACACACTGTGCCGAATGCGACAACAAATCAGAGAGCATATGAAAGATATTTGACAAGCAAATATTTAAGAAGCGCAGAAGGTCGAGAGAATGCGTTACGTATGTCGCCCGAAGAAAGGATTGTCCTTGGAAAGGAGATGCTGAATTTTTTATCCCCTAATACAGGATATGATCCGCATGGCCTAGGCAATCGTGGTAGGGCGAAGGCATTAATACGTAATGCAAAGCGGAACGCTGCTGCGCGGAATGCTGCGGTTGCTCTAAGAGGTGCTTATGATCCTACACAGTATATACCACTCTTTGGATTTGGCACGGGCAGAGGAGCGCGTGGGCAAGCACCACTCATGGGAATGGCTGCGTCTCCACACAGTCCAGCGGGAGGAAAACGCAGTCCAGCGAGCGGAAAACGCAGTAGACGTAATAGACGCACTAAACGCCGCCATACAAAGCGCAGAAAGTAAATTATAATCTCAATAAAACCATACTCATAAACTATGATTATGGTTTTATACAGTCAAATGCCGAAGTTAAGCACCCCAGAGGGGTGCTTAACTGGAGCATATTTTACTACAGTAGGGTTGTAGGCTAATTCAAGCACCCCCTGAAAGGGGGTGCTTAACTTTGGCACAACACGGTATTTACTGTATTCTCTGCTAGCATCCAATACCACTAAAGACTTTCTCTTCCAGTTCGGTCATCGAGCGCTCAGAAATAGGGCTTGAGCATTGCGATGAACTGGAACTCGAGGGAGGAGTGGATGGCGTTTTCTTAGCGTATATTGAATCAGAATATGCACGACGACCCGTTAATTGCTTCTTTAACATGGATATTAGAACCCTCTTTTCAGCAAGGGGAGAACGGAGCATCCCTCTCTTCTTCAAAGGAAGGTTTTAATCATCCCCTCTTTACAGCCTTTAGAATCTCAACTACTAGAGGATTTTTTAGGGAAACTTCCTCCCAACTACAAGCCTGATACAAATCTTCATCAGTATAGTAATAAAGAAACTTATCGTCCTCCTTTCCAAATAGGGAGTATCCCGCGTTCTGAAGATGACCCGCGGCAAGAGTTGTTGGAAGATCAACATCAGGCATCTTAGACCAGCGAACAATCACTGTGGCAGGGCGGTATCCCATAGTTAGCATAGCGCTAAGAAGAGGAATCTCCAAGCCTGGAGCCGATGAAACCGTATCAATCTTGAGAATGTCTACACGATTCGCATTATCCTTTAGTTTCATGGTTGTGGCAATAGACCCCATGAAATCCTTGAAGTGTTCAGTGCGGCGAGTGCCACCAGAAAGATCTAGAGTTCCGTTGTTCCACCATGGGATAGCATCATGAAGACGAAGGTTCTTGGGAAGAATCCACTTTGTCTCCGCAGCAATGGAAAAGGGAGATGCCGTAGGCTCCCGCTTTCTTTCTTTTAGAATGGCGGAAACTTCACTCCACGCCTCCTTCTCTGAGTCGCTGAGCGTGACAATATTTAAGGGGCAACCGAGGCTCTCTGCGAGTTCAAGATCAGGTAGGGCGGCCTTCGAAGAACCGATGGTTAAAAAAACTGTGCGAATACCCTTTCCAGCGTAAATATCCCAAATGCGGTCTAACATAGGAAATGCGTCTCCTCCCTTTTCTCCAAGCCTTGTTGTGAATGATACGGTCGATTCCATTATATTGTATTTCAAGGATTACTGACGCCAGTGTTTTCCGCAATTGAGACAGGTGATGAAGATTGTCATCGGCTCATCAGCAGAACGTGTCTGCATTTCATAATAGGTGCACTCGCGCTTGTGGCAGCGCATACAGAGGAACTGATCCGTCGCCATGGCCTTGTTCCCCTCCAACTGCCGCTTCTCACGAACCTGCTGCTGCATGAAACTCTCCTTCCACCGCTCTTCAAAGAGTTGATAGGTGTCCATTTCCGAGATATCCTTGAAGGTGATCTCGCCCGACTTATAACGAGCGTAGAGTTCCGTATTTCCAACATAGGTGTTGGGGTGAAAGTTCGCCGCAATATGTTTGGAGAACATATCATACATCTCTACGAAGGGGTTATGGGTCCAAGCCTTTCCAATATGGCGCTGCCCTGCCTCTCGAAGAGTACCATTATAAATACATCTCTCGAGTTGATTTGTTTCATCGCTGGTCAGCATTCCTGCAAATAGTTTGCGTAGAGCCGATAGAGACTTACTGCGGGCTTTATGCAGAGAGGCTTCCTCGTAGGGGGCCTCAAAGGATTCCTGTGTCAATTCGTCATCAACCGATACATAGAGATAGGAAGAATATACCTGTGCTGCACCTGCGGAAATCGTAGGGGCAGCCGCCACACGCTTCTTCTTCTTCACTACACGAATAGGGGGTGCTACCTCAATATCTTCGGCCTCTGCCTCCGCCTCAGCCTCCTCGCCTTCTTCCTCCTCTTCTTCTTCAACCTCGGCCTCTTCTTCCTCTTCGACCTCTGCATCTACGTCAACCTCGGCCTCGGCCTCCGCTTCAGCCTCAACTTCCTCATCATCGGAATTCTCATCAAATCCACCAAAGGCCCGCGTGTAAAAGGCCTCATAGTCAGCCATCTTGAATGGAATAGGTGTAGACCAAGACTTCGGATCCTTTGTAGAGAGAAGAATGATATCGCCAAAACAGGTCGTATCATGCGGTGGAGGAAGTTCATGCTTATTCTCTGTCCCAGCCTTTCCCGTAGTATACCCGAATAAGAAGAGTGTCTGTGACTTATATTTGTAGGTTCCAAGCACCTCGGGTGCCTCCTTCTTCTTTAGAAGAGTTTGCAGAGAAGCCATTGTGATAGTTCCATCCTTTGTAGGGATATTTACCTCCTTCACCTCAGCCTTCTGCGTAAGAAGAAGAACCTGTGCAGTTTTCTTCGGAGCCATCTTTAATTCTAAGGTTGATAGGTTTTAGATTGTAAATTTTACCTGAAGGGCTAAACAATAGACGCGAATTCATATAAATGAGTGTGAACTGCATATGGACACCATCTGATATACCTATTGAGTCTACTACATCGAAGCTTCATATCTACGATGCAGGAGACTATGTCGGATTTCTTATTGATTCTGGGGCCGAGCAGATCTGGCGTTGCTGGCGTATCCTTGAAAGGGTTAGACAGGAGGAGCAGATTCATGAACTTCTTGAGGAGATGCCACAAGATTGGGTTCCGTTTCGACTATATTCTCATGAAGAATTTCCGTTACAGTTTCAACCTCAGCAACAGGAGTCACTGTCTCCTCAGAAACCTTTAATACTACGGATTCCAGGGTGGACTTTACAATTGCGGGAACTTCCCCTGCCGCTAAAGCCTTTGTCACCGCCAGAGCCTCAGCAATCACTGCAGAATCCTTCGGGTCTAGCACCGCGGCGAGTGCAGCCGCCTGAGAACAAAATGGGAGACAAGCTGATAGGGACGCTCTTAGTGAGGAAAGAAGATTTTTTGCGGGGGCAAAAAGGTGGGGTGCGACTGAGAGGAGGCCATTCACAGCAGCGAGGGCCGCATCTAGGATCTGCTTCTCCGCAGCGGCCAGTCCATCGTGACCAACAAGGTCGGCCAGTCCATGGAGGCCACCCGCGGCCTCCAACCCCTTCTTTAAAGCAAAGGCCACTAACGCCTTCTTCTCGTCAAGCGAACAATTTGATAGTGCATGTATCTTCATTGCCACTGTCGTTGCAATCTGCACAACCTCGGACGCCTCTAGTTTCCCATCAAACTTCGCTATAACAAAGGCAGCCTTCGCTTCATTAATGATTCCCTGGATACCTGGCACACTTGACATTCTATCTTTCCACCGGGGTTTTAATTCCATTGTTTTTTTCGTATTAAGCACCAGATGTTTGATACGGTTGTATTAGCCGTGACAATTGCTATTTGCCTCTACGTGGCTTATCTTCTCGTGAAGGCTTATGCTCCCTCTTTATTCAAGAAGAAGGTGCCGGTCGAGCCCTTCGCGTTGCATGCAATGGGTCCGCCACAGGCGTCTGTTATTAATACACCTCCTGTTCCTGTACCGGCACCTGCGCCCCCTATTGTGCAAGCCCCTCCTGAAGAGGAAAGAGTAGTTAGCCCTGGGGGGCCTGGTGCCCCGAATGCTACGCCTCTTCCAGACACACCGGCAACGATTTCTCCGGAGGTGAAGCCGATTGATCCATACGAGGGCACAAATATGGAAGCGCCTATTCATGATTCTATGAGATTTCCTGAACTATCCTTCGGCCCTGGAGTCGAGAATAAGGGGACGGTTAAGGCGGCGGCTTCTGGTGTTGCCAATGCTCGTGGTGTAACTTCCGAGTCACCCTTTTCACCTGAGTTCGCCCAGAATGGTGGTGTTTTTATGGGTTCTGTTTCAGCGAATGATCTTTCGCATGATGACACCTACGCGAATGCCTAGGGGGTAAAAGCCTCCCTGGCGTCGCAGACGCCCGCCCTGTCCTAAAGTCCTAGCACATACTTAATATAGATACATGGAGACCCAAGGACTCTCAGTAGGCAGTATCAGAAATAGTCACCGCGAGATTCATGCAGTGAAGCGCAAACACGCACCAGCGTTGTTCCAGGAACTTGCCCGCAAGTTGGTGGAATCATGCTCAGATGATCTTGTTCTACGGCAGCGTCTAGATCCAGAGAGGGCCCAGGTTCCCTTAAAAAAGGGGGATTTCTACGTAATAGAGAATGAGGGACGTGCTGAGCCTGGGTTTCTAGTGTTTTTGCCCGATAAGCCTGCTATCTATGTTCAGTTCCATCGAGGAAAACAGGGGGAGAGAGGCTGGCGCGCGAATACACTCCGTATGCGTGTATCTACATCACTCTCAGAAGGGGGTGGCACGATTCTGATTGCTACACTTGATGATGTGCTGCATCGTCTACGCCTCGAGGATGTGTGGATGTGGCGCGGTGATCAGGTTATTCGTAAGCAGGGATTTTCTGCACGCCGTGAATATCTGAAGGAGTTTGTCAGTCATCACTGGGTTCCTGATGCCCGCCTTCTAGGTGGAATCTTTACCAGTGTTGCGCAGCCTATCTCTTTGGAGGCCTTCGCTGCCAAAAAGTCATGGGATAACTGTCATAGTGTGGAATTTATTCCTGAAATGGTTGGGCGTCGTCGTATGGTATGGTTTCTCGAAGCACAGATGAAGGCCGCTGATGCTCATGCTGGTCTTAAGCAGGCGCGAGTGGCTCATCAGCCCATTCCTCAAGCCGCACCCAGGCCTCCGCCTAGGCCACAGCCTGTGCCCCAGCCTGTGCCCCAGCCTCTGCAGATTGTAGAGCCAGTAAAAACCGATCGTCGTGTGCGTGCTGTAGCGATTCAAGGTCTTCCAGATATTTATGAACTATATGGTGAAGATGGCCTCCCTATTAGTCGTGCATCAGTGCAACAATTTGCTCTTAGTAAGGCATTACGGGAGGCTGAGGGCGATGTATGGGTTACTGCCTCCTGGAACAGTGACTTTGGTGGATATATGATTACTGCCATGTGTGTATAGGAATTTTATAGGATATTAGAATAGAAAGACGCTATGCGTAAAATGAACAAAACAAGAAGATACAGAGGAGGTGGTCTAGGTAACAGTTATACCCTAGCCCCTCCGATTATGGCTGGAGTTGATAATGGACCTGGTGCCACACCAATGTCGTCGTGTATGGCTTCTGTCCGCCCTGGTATGATTTCTACGCCCCAGACGGGTCTTGGACTTCCCGGTATGGGTGGCGGTGGTAAACGTAGCCGCAGCCGTAGCCGCCGCAGACGGCAGCGTGGCGGGCGCTACAGTTTTGATCTCAGTTCCTCAACGACCTTTGGAGGGACACCATGGGGCTCTGGTATTCCGCAGGTTGTTAGCATTCCCTGCGAGTCATCGCGCCCGAACCCATTGAATCTGCAGATGGGTGGTGTTGGTGGAATCGACAGCGCCTCCTATACTGCCCCTACGGCAGGATATACGAATACACCTAGCACGTGGGTTGGCTCAACAGGTGCCCCTTCTCAGTTGCAGACACCTTATGATGCTAGAATTCTCAATCCGGCCTGCATGAAGACAGGTGGTGGCCGCAAGGGTCGCAAGGCTTCTCGCAAGGGACGCAAGGCTTCTCGCAAGGGTCGCAAGGCTTCTCGCAAGGGTCGTAAGGCTTCTCGCAAGGGTCGCAAGGCTTCTCGCAAGTGACGCAAATAAATTCATATCAAGTTCTCATTTTTCAGAACATAGAATGTCTTGAAAAATGGGTTTAAGAAGGAATAAAAAGTAACTATAGAAAGATATAGATATGTCTAGCGTTGTAGGGACGTTTCCCACAAATGCGAATCACCAAACAGTAAATTTACCAGCCAATACAAGCGGTAGATTTCTCCGCCTTCGACCTGCTCTTCAAAACCCAGATGTTCTGAATTTTACACAGATCATTCTTATAGATTCAAATAATACTGTTATCACAACTCCTACTACCGTGGTAAAGGCGAGCAGTTTGTTTGCCTGGAACGGATCTCCATTGGCTAAACCAAGCCGTGTGGTAAATACCGCCGGATTTACACCTGGTCCTGGTGCTAACTGGAATTCAGATGGAACAATCTGGCACTCTAATACAAGTAATTCCTATGAATTTCTCGAGATCGATCTTGGCTCTCCAAAGACAATTAAATCAATTGAAGTCTATTCACGTGTGGCACCCTATGAGAGAATGCAAGGTGTGCGTATTGAAGTTGATAATACCTCTGTAGCGAATGACTATACTGTTCTTGCAAATACAGATTATTATGGGCGATATGATATAAGTGCCTCTTCTGGAGGGTCTCCTTCAGCCTATAGTGGATTGAATATAACTCCAGAAGTTGCTCAGGCAGTTGCAAATGGAATGCCTAATTGCACTGGATTTACTATAACAGCAAATGGCGCAGTTTGGTTCAAAGCTGTTCCTGTAGGAAGTGCTCCAAATAATTCTACAGGTAACGGACCCTCACCAGGTGTAACATATTATCAAAAGGGGGCTTCTATACAGGCAACTGCATCTGCGGCACAGGCTTCTGCGGCTCAAGCATCTGCGGCTCAAGCATCTGCGGCTCAAGCATCTGCGGCTCAAGCATCTGCGGCTCAAGCATCTGCGGCTCAAGCATCTGCGGCTGAAGCATCTGCGGCTGAAGCGTCTGCTGCCTTGGCTGCCAATTCTGGAGCCCAAGCCTCTTCTGCCTTGGCTAAAACTTCAGCGGCACAAGCCTCTGCAGCCCTTATGTTTGATCCAACAGCATATACAACTCTTACAAATTCAAACAAGGTAACTATTCCCACGGGTGGCGGGCCATACGAGTTTAACGACGGCTTTGTGGCATTGACAGAGGATGTTCTTCAAAACATGTCTCTTGATGATCTAATAGGATACAGTAATACTGTTTCAACGAGTGCAGGCCTCGAATACTCCACGATTCTAGCGAATCAGGCCATTCAAAGTCAATATGAACTACTTATTCAGTTATCGCAAAGCACCATTGATGGTCTAAGTTATGAAATACAACTAAATAATGCCGAAAAATTCGCAAATGCCCAGCGTGAGGCCTATCTACAACGTGAGAGCACAATGTATTACTCTACAATTGAAGGTACCGAAGAAGAAGTTCGTAAACAGGAAGATATTATGTATAGAACTAATTCGACAATTGATGGCCTCACCTACGAATCTGGCACAATCGACTCAACACTTGCGAAACAGGATAGGGATTTTGTAAGTAGTGCAATAGTATATTCAAGTCTCTACTACACCTTCCTTGGATGGGATGATTTATTAAAGAAACAGATATGCACGATTAAAGAAATAAGTAGTATGCTCGAGGAAGATATACGCGTTGAGGAGGCTGCATATCAGAATCTCCTTGACTCTACTGCAACATGGGTGCAAAAGAGTGGTGAACTCAGCACGTTATATGATACGGGTAATTCTCTTCAATCTACGCTCACACAGCAGCAGATTGATGAGGCCAATGCGATTGCAAATTATACTAGCACACTCTATGGAATCAGCACGCTCAGCACAATGTATAAGGCGGCTGTTGCCAATAGAGATTATGCTGTGGCTCTCTCTAAGAAAACAAGTTGCATTGATAGAGTTGTGATACGCACAACTCGCTATCAGGAGGCCAAGATTCTCTACGAGAATTCAATCACTCAAACTGGTGGAAAACAAAAAGGGGGCGCCATCCAAGGAGATCCTACACTTTGGGCAGCCTTTAATATGGCTAGCACCTCTATGGCAGCCTCCTTAGTGGAAAAGATATCTGCCGAACAGGAGGCATCTACTTTGCAGACGCTCGCTGGAATCGCCAATACAGATTTATATGATGTGACAATTGCGAATTTGCAAGCAACTGTTCTCAGTAAAATGGTGCTTGTTAATACTTTGGCGGGATATAAGACAAGTTCTCTACAGAGCCTGGCAAAATTCTCATCAATGTATGATAGTGCAGTGTTTGATATGAGCACATATGGAGGGCTTCTTACGATGTATAGCAGTTTCTATGAGTCGAGTATGGCGGGCGCTTCTACGCTCACAGGCCTGGCAAATGAAGATGATGCGACAATTGCCGCCGAGCAACTGGCTGCCGATCAGATCTCTTGGGGCATGAGTAGTTTAGTGATTAGTTACAATGAATATACGAGCAGTTATAATGGTTATATGTTGCTCTCATCAATCTATAGCAAGCAGGTAAAGGATGCACTGAATGATCTCAGCACAATATCGACCTTCTACACCTCAACGAATGATGCAATAAGTAAGATGAATTCCGATTTGACTAAACTCACCAGCACAATGATAGGAAATGATACAGTGATATTTGCGCAGAGTTCTATCATGAATTCTGAACTGATCAATCTCGCTATCTTCGATATGCAAATCAAGGACAGTTTGAATATGCAGGAGCGTGCAGCCTACGAATATAGAGAGACATACTGTCGTATGAAGCGCATTGACCTACAGAATTCCTACGAGTATCAGGTGCTGTCTGCCATTCGGGCCGCCTCGACAACTTCTGGACAACTGCAGGCTGCAAATCCAGGTGTTAAAATCACCCCTACACCCGTCAATCTCAATACCCCTTCGATTACTGGAGTATATAATTCTCTTACGTCGATTAATAATTTTCTCACGAATTTTGCAGATATTTATAAGGTGTATGATGATCAAAATATCAATATTCAAAATCTTAGCACCTCTATAGGTGCGGAAGCGAATACATGGAGCACACTTTCGAAGTATGATTCTGATAACTTCTATAGTATAATCCCAAATCCTGCCCTACAGAGCAAGGTAAATGCCGCGAATATAGATTTAACAAATCAACAAAAAACTGTAGCACAGGTTCTTCAAGCCTATGCTACAAAGCAGTCGGCTATTGCCTCAGCGAAGACTACATTTGCCACAGGTTACAGCAGTTTTTTCACTAAATCAGATATTGATGCCCAGGAGGTAACAATCAGTAGTTTTATGATCGACGGATATAGGCAGGCACTGCAAAATATGTCGTCACAGGGTATCGTGTTTTCTCTCTAAGGCGTTAATCTTCTATGATACAGCCCTGTTCTTTCTTTGCGCGTGAATGTAGAAGTGAACCTGCCTCGGCACCCATCTCCCAGCGCTCCACCTGATAGGTGCACTTCCTATAATAGGTCAGGCGCTTTCTCCACTGCCCCATATACATACTATGATTGTCAATAATATCGACGATTATAGGGGGCACTGAACGCTGATCCGCTCGCACGCGCAGAATACGGCCAGTGCTCTGTTCGACCTGCTTTCTCGGACTCGCTAACACGACAGTATTGAGTGTCTTAATATTCATCGCCTCTGAGGCCATAGCATAGGAGGCCAGAAGAATACGAGCCGAGGCCGCACCCTCTTCGCGCACGGCCTCCTTCATGCCTCCAATATAATAGGACATGGTCAGGGTCGGATCAGCAGCCTTAACCATCTCCTCAAGCGTATTGAGGTGTCCAATTCGCTCGGATAGCACAAGAATCTTTCGGGCAGGCTCGGCGGCCAGCCGCAAAATCCACCGAAGAATCTCTTTGCTCCGTTCTTCGCAGCCGAGAATATTTCCTAGAAGACGGGCCATCACCGGCTCTCCCCGCCAATCGGTCGGCACCGTATTATACACGACATCTGCAGTCTCAATAAAGACACCCTTCACTTCCACGGTGGGATCTGGCTCACGCACCTTCTCCCAATAGACTGGCTCACCGAGAAACCAGGTGAACACCTTACTGAGCCCGTCCTCACGTGTAGGAGTGGCCGAGAGCCCGAGCATACACTTCGTCTGCACTCGCTGAAGCACCTTGGAGAAGTGCTGCGCACCGAGATGATGACACTCGTCAAAGATGGTGAACCCAAAGTCATTGAAAGTGCCATCCTGAAACTCCTGGCCACAGACCGTCTGAATCATACAGATAGTGCAGTCATATTTGGCCGGATCAATCTCTCTCTTTGGACCTTGTAGGATTCCCACACGAATCCCTGGAAATAGGGACTCCATCTCACCTCGCCACTGATTCATCAGAAACTCCTTATCTACGACAACGAGGAACCGCCGCTTGATACGGGACGCTATGCCGAGTGCCATAAATGTCTTTCCCTTGCCACATGGCACACAGATAAGCCCATTCGCCCCGGCGTTCATGAAAGAGTTGATAATATTCTCCTGATAGTCGTAGGGCTTACCCTGAAAGACGAGATTATCACGAAGAGGGCTGCCCTCTGGAACAACAGAGGCCTCGGGTGGACCGAACATGGCCTGCCCCCAGGCACGTGGAAGATACCAGCGCGCAGGAGATTCCCTATAGAGTTTGAAAGTGGCCGCATCGAGAGCAGCCTTCCCTGCGAACTTCGTGTTGAGTTTAGGCGCAACAAGAAGTTCCTTTTGAATGAGGGCAGTTTGTGCCGCTGTCAGACTACTCTTCCGAATCGAATAGCCCTTTGTGCTAAGAATACGATCTGCTTCTATACTCATTTCTGTAACTTGAAGCGGTAGCCTTGATAGGTCAAATTTATCGTGTGGAAAGGCCGCCATATTTCACATACAGTAAATAGATATGAAGGTTTCACCGACACTTGCCACCCTACTGATAGCATGTGTAATCTTCGTGGCGAGCCCCCTTCTACCATCATGGATTTTAAATCTCACGGCGGGCACGACAGTGGGTGCACTTCTATTGCTTGTTCTTGTTCTATATGTGTTGCAGGGCGATCTTGTGCTTGGCCTCGCGACCTTTCTTGCGGTGGCCGCACTCTTTCTTGAACAGCGTAGACGCACGGTTGTGAAGGTCACGGCGAGTCTTGCTCCAGGCAAGGTCCCCTTCAAGGTGGAGAACATTGTTGATGCGCCTGATCTAGTTCCTGGAGAGGTTCACCCCGCGCACAAGGACTCTGAGGTGGAGGACCATGGATTCGAGCCGACCGAGGACAGCGGTAAGGATACCTTTGAGCGCGTTGACGTCTCACAGGATGACAAGGAGCCGCTCGACACGGTTCCTCCTAAGCCAAGTGAGGTCAGCGAACTCCTACAGGAGAAGGGTCTTGCCAGCATCTAAGATACCGCAGCACCTACAGTGAATCCTATTAGACCGGCGACAACCACCATGATTCCATACAAGGGTAGTTGTTTGACCCATGCGGGGGTAGTAGAAGGAAGGACAACAGCCGCAGAGGCTGTAGGATCTGCTGCAGCAGCAGCGGCGGCTGCAGAGGCTGTAATAGCAGCAAGTTTTTCTTCTTGTTTTGATATGGAAAATTTAAGTATGAAATACAATAGGATTGAAAAAATCAATATGGCACATAAGATACCAAGGGCACTTCCAAGATAAGCCTGAACGCGACTTTTTCCAGCCGGCTCCTTCGTATTTCCAACATTTGCAGCCGCCCGCATTGCATCTCTTTCCGCAAGAACATTGGAGAGAATTTCTCCACTCTCCAAATCGAAGGATATTGTTCCTCCAGATATATCTTTGTCAGGATCCAATGCCACACACTGATAGGCTGAAGTGGGATCAGTTCTCTCGTTAATAGATAAATCCTTAAATAAACTTTTTATACCTGCATAGTTAAGTAAATGACGTGTAGATAGAACATATCGACTAAATTCCGTGCTAACCTGGAGGCTCGATATCTGTGTTGCAAAATTCATAAGAAAGGGAAGTGATATAGGTGGAAAGATATTAGAGGGTGGGATACCATTTGCAATCGAATTCATGAGATTCGACGATACAGGAATGCCCTCTACTGCGATAAAGACATATACATTTTCTGGAGTCTTGTGCTGGGTGTAACCATTAATACAGGTTGCATAATAGGCAAAGAGGGACTTTTTGTTCTGTGGAAGGCAGGATGATAAAGAATAATTTCCTTTTGGAGAGTTTGCGGAAAGTGCTGCAAGATAGGATGGATCCGTGGAAGCAGTTCCACTGCGAAGAATAGGGATAACAATTATTATATAATTATATTGAATAGAGGTATTTGGATTATAAAAGGTAATGATCATATCTTCCGTATTTTGCGACTGGCTCGTCGTAGGAATTAACCATCTATTGTGTGTTGCAGCGGCAATTTGCACTGAAAATATATTATACTTTGTATTGTTGAAATTCAGAGTTGATATATTTGTGGCACCTGAGCCACTTCCCTCATCAATCATTGCAGTACCTGGCATAAAAGAAGGGGAAATGCTTCTTGTGGCCCATTGAAAATTCATTGTAATCGGTTCATCCACTGCATCATAGTCAAATTGTGTAGGCGCTCGATCTACAGCAAGCGGAAATGATGTCACTGCATTTCTAGAATCACATTTTATACAGCCATTACATAGGGTCGAGGATCCTACTGCGTAGCCAGCCATGGCCTAACTCTACCGGGTTGTGCAGAACTTAAGTGCACCCTTTTAGGGTGCACTTAAGTTAGCATATAAGCCCCCTATTGGCAATTGCCAATACCGGGTCATATTATTATATAATTCCAGGCACATAGGTCGGTCCATCAAACCGATAAATGGTTGCCTTACCAGTTTGGCCTGTGGGACCTATCGTGAGATTCTCTCCGTCGAACACTTCCTCACAACCAATATCATCCTGGCAGTCACGGCGATTGTGCTTTAAAGGGAGTTGCACCGGATTGTAACTGTCAGTCCGGGTATAGTATTGGAAGCGATCTGATCTGGAGGCAGTGCGACGGCCATACAGGGGTAGGATTGCCCCGTCCTCCATAGTAATAACGCCCATCGACTGATAGGTCTCAGGAATACCGCGTGTCGGAACCCTGGGAAGTTTTCCATACATTTCTGAGGCTGTTGGAAGATCTGGCTTAGTGATCCAGTGACGCTCAGGCTTGGGGGCGCGCGTATAACGATCATCCCCCTCTTCAGATGCCTGTGCAATCTGAACGGCTACGGGAGGAGAGGAGACATATACGGGCTGTGGGGCTGTAATAGGGCGGCCGCTGAATAGGAAGACGGCGATCGCGATTCCAACAAGCAGTAGACCGATTAAAAGAGTATATGCTGGTGTTACACAGATAACACCTGGTGGACATTTTCCCATATACAACCTTGTCGGCATCCTATACTTTGCGATGAAATGCTTTCATCGCAAAGTATATGGTTTGACACATGACGTTAGACCGCAGCATCTTTAGTAACTCCCATAAGTTCTGCTGACTCGCCATCCTCCATATCGGTTCCCTTGTCCAGAAGAGAAGTATTTACGGCCTTCTTATCCTCTCCATTTTGAAGAACTGGGTTCGCCATCGGGTTCGACTCGACACTTCCTGGAGGAGCGGGGACGAATCCTTCCGCGACAGGAAGAATGATGGGACGGCCCTTGGCCGACGCGGGAATGCTCGCGCCAGGAACACCGTCCTTGCCATCCATGGCTAGGAGAGGGCTGTTGTCAAGAATATCAGGCGACTCAAGAACACCTGTGATATTCTCCACCTTCGGCTGAAGAGGAGCCTTGTTTCCTACGGACTCGATCCGGGTATGCACACTCTGACCATCTCTCGCCTGGAATCCCTCGACACCAACCGGCTCAGGGGCGCGCGGGATAAAGAGACGATTCAGGTCACGAATGAAAAGGCTGGCAATCATGAATCCAAGGACGATTCCCTCAGACTTCGTAACAGCATAGAGCAGTATGCTGATTCCCACAGTGGCAAGCGTAGTTGAAAGAGGAAACGATACAAAGACGTAGATCGCTACAAGAAGTATTCCACCCGTTAGAGTATTTCTGTCGAGCATTCTCGCCTATTCTACCGATAAGTTCATATATTAAGTGACACTTTTTACAAACTCAAAAGGGGGACAATCACGCGCTGAAGAATCCAAAAGGTGATTCCAGCCATGAGAGACTTTATCAAGAGTCCTAGCCATGTGAGTTCGCCCGTCGACTTTACCATGGAAGGAATGTAGTGCGCGAAAAGGAAATTCACCACTGGAAGACTGAAGACGAAGACAAGAATGGCGACAAAGAAGGCCACGCGGAACTCATCAGCGCTACGGGCAAGCCATGAGCGCTTCGGTGGGGGAGGAGGGACGTAGGCCGGCTGCTGAGGAGCATAGGCGGCACCCATTCCTCCCATCGTGCCCTGTGGAGCAGCCATAGGTTGTGTATTCATCATCTTTGTAAAATCTGCCGGAGTAGGATGGCTATTTCCAATCATATGCGAGGTGATGGGCGCATTATCCATAGTGATACCGGCCGTGCTATTCGGGTTCGGCGCATTCATCATCCCCTGCCCAGAGCCTCCTACGGCCGGAGGCGGCATGGGGGGAGGAGCACCGTTCATCTCATTTAGAATGTTCTGAACAAAGTCGCCATCGCCCGCGGCCGGAGCACTGTCGAGATCAGATAATAGGGTGCTCATTCAGTTCTGAAGAATCTCGGTAAAAACGATTACCGGACAAAACGCTCAAAGGGCTCGATTACTCCTGTCTTAGGGCATTCAACGGGGTCGGCCTTGAATTGATAGCACTTGCTTCCCATTTGATATGTCGATGTCTTGACCTCATCGTATGGGGGTGCCTTTTGTATGTGACACTCGCCGTCCTTACAGACTGGCTTCAAGAGAGACATGAGTCCAAGGCCCAGCACGAAACTAAAGACAGCATCGAAGGTCTTTGATTTTAGAAACTCGAACATTCTTTACCATGTTGTGCGAGATTAATCACAACAATGATTAGATGTTACACCATTTTCAAATCATACCCTTTATAGGCGGACTTGTGCTAGGATATCTCCTGGTTGTTTACTACAAGGCCCCGCCCACCATTATTTATGAGTATCCCCATCCACAGAATGTAAGCAATCGTGTGTATCGGGATAAGAATGGTGTTTGTTATTCGTATAACTCTGCCCAGGTTGATTGCGATGCAAATGAGTCGACTCTGCGGCAATATCCTCTGCAGAATTAATGGCGCCGACGAGCATTAATGATTGCAGCCACCTTGGCACGTTTCTGCTCTTCCTCTGTAATACTTCCACCAACGGCCACTTCAGCCGCAGCACCCTCATCTACAACGCCCTCACGCATCCGTGTTCTGACTGTTTCGAGTGCAAGACCCACCGCATTTTCCCCCTTCCAGCGCGCCGGATCAAGCGTCGAACTATCCTTTTCAGCAAGACCAGTGCCCGAGGGGCCTTCGCGAATATCTGCAAAGACAAGTGTATCAGAACCTGTCTCCAAGAGTTTCGCCTTTAGGATCGGATGCTGCTCGAAAATAGATGTGTAAATCTTCACCCACAGAGATTTGGCGTCTTTCGGATGGCCTGTAATCTTTCTTGTTATGAGGCGAATGGTGCGCGGTGAGCGCGTCTTAAGAATGGTGGCCGCCATCTCGTCATTTCCTAACTCCTTTGCTCTTTCGACCTCATAGGCCTGAAGCGCAGATGAATAGCGAAGATCTCCCGATATATTGGTTGTGAAATCCACGACCCACATGGGACTCATAAATCCATTCGCCTCAGAATCTGTATCATAAAAGATGCGCGCGCTGCGCCCATCTTTGAGTTTCTGACGATAGAGAATCTCATTTGCCTTACCGGCACCTATTTCAGCGTCGGCGTCCTTCGTTTCAGCAGCAGCATCCTCGTCGGGAACATATTTCCCCTGATCAACCTCTGGAGGAAAGGTATAGAAGGCCATGCGCACAAGTTCTTTATCGAAGGGGTCCTTTGCACCAAACATCTTTCTTTCTTCATATCTTTGATCGAGTAGAATCTCCTTGATTGCGGGGTTTTCAATGACCATTATATCTCTAATCGCCGAGCGAACAGCATTACGCCGTGCATCAATCTCTGTTAGGCGTTGATTGCTGGAAAGAACTGCTCGCATGGCACCCGTAGTCGCATAGTCTTCCCAGGCAGTCCGTAGTGTATTCATTTCCAGTTCGTAGGCCTCGTCCAATTCTGTAAGTGAGGTAAGTCGGGCCTCCTCAATGGCGGCGCGCTCGGAGGGATCCAGAGGAACAAATCTTTGGAGTTGAAACAATCCCGCATGACTCGGCGCGCCCTTTCCCTTTCCTTCCTTCATTTCGAGATTTCCATTTTTGTCAAAAACATAGTATCCCGGCAACTTCGAGCGTTTCTTGAAGAAATCACGTATTCCCTCGAGTTGTTTCTTATCGTAAGGTTGTTTCGGTATTTCAACCTTGGGTGCGGCTTCTTGATCGCCAAGCGTCGGGTCGGCTAAGGCCTTCGGGTCGGCTAACGCCTTCGGGTCGGCTAACGCCTTCGCGCCCATGAACCCTTCATCTGTTTCTGCCATCTGGTCAATGGGAGGAAATACCTCCACCGATAATACCCTATCCTATGTGATTCGTATGACCTTCGGTCTCGTTCACGGAATCATACTTACCCTGTTCAGTTTCGGAATTAGTCTATATATTCCGTCACTCTCTCATATACTTTTTGCTCTTCTCGGCTGTATAGTAGCACCCCTTTTAAGTCTCGGCCTCACCATTTTCTGCAACGCATGCGTTGAATATGTGTCACAGTCAACCGTAACCGTAGAACATATTCTTAAAACCGCCTGGATCCCTCCGTTCGGAATCTTCTGTGTAAATCTCATACTCTTGCCTCTAGAGATGATGCCTGTCGGGATAGGACCAATCACAAATATTGTGGCAACATCTGTAATCGCGAATTTTGTCATCTCCATTCTTCTACAGATTTATGCGGCCAAGGAACTTCAGATCTCATCCAAGTCGGAAGGTTTCTCCTCTCCCACATAGATATATCTGGGGATTCCCTTTTTCTTCATAAGCGCCTTATCGAGTTTGTAGTATCCAGGCGTGGCCTCCTCTGTCGCCTCGGCCTCCGCTCCAGATGCCTGTGGAACAGGGGCAGGAACTGACGGCAAGGAAGCCGACGTGCTGGAGTCGTGAATGCGTGCCGTAAGGCTGGCCATCGCCGTCGCCGACTTTACAACACTGACATCTGCATCCGAATAGATCAAACGAATAAGAGCATGTGCCACAACAGCCCAAATAATGCAGAAAAGCCAAAAGGGAAAGTAGGTCGTATCTACACCCTGCACTCCGAATTCCTTCCACTGACCATTATGCTTGAACATAAGGGCCGGTCGAAGATAAAGGACAATGGCGATTCCCAAAAGGTATAGCACGGCGCTGTATAGGAGGATTCGCATATCTGTCTTTTGTCAAAGACTTTCTATTGAGGCACATAACCCTGAATCATGCATTTCATATAATGCCCTGGCAGGATCCACATACAACACCAGAACCTCTTCTAATAATATCGGGATTGACCTACAAGGACATTAATAATCATCAGCCTCCATCTGAGCATTATCGTAACCTCCTTCTGCTCCCACCCCTCCCCCTCCAAAGTTCTCATCATTGATTGCGGCAGCAGCAGCGGCTACGCCATCACCCGCCACAAAATCTCCTACACCCATCTCAATCCGCTGGACCCTCTCCCGTTCATACTGGTCAGGGTCAAGTGAGAAAATGGCCTTCGTCCCACCCACAGCCCAGTCACCAAGGCCCAGTCGTTTCTTCATTAATTCAGTCTTCTTCTCTTCGGGGCTCAAACGATCCAGTTTATTAATAAAGGTCATCTTCTCAGCCTCTACACGCCGTGCAATCATATCACGAATCTGATCTTCTGATAAATCGAGGCCCTCGATCTGGAATCGGTTCAAACAGACCTCCAAGATATTGATGGGAATACGCGCAGTAGGTTCATAGGTCTGTGAGCCCTTGCCCGAAGGCACAATATTGGGATTGACAAAATCACCCAAGATTCCTATCAAGAGAGAACCAATAAGATAGGGAACGGCCTGTACAGATCCAGGTATAACTACAGATCGAATTTCATTTTGTATAATGGGGAGAATAACGGAAAGTTGCCGCCGCGCCTGCTCAAGTTTCAGAGCCGTATATCCCTTGACCTGTTTCTTAAGTTGTTCAAGATATATCAAATGATCCTTAATTAATTTATCAATATCACCACGGGTTTGTGGAGGAAGCCCATACTTAGTTGAAACGGCCAAGGTCTGGATATGAAACCCATTTAGGAGCCGCTGAAAGGGCACAAGAAAATATGTGCGAATACTCTCTACTACCTGACTCGGCGATTGTTCAAAGAGTTTACGCAAACCCTTGAGAGAATTCTCTCCCACGCGGCGCTCAATATCTTCCACACCCGATGCCACAAAATCCGACATAGGCCCATAGGCCTCGGCAATCGTAATCGTATCAGGATTGGGGGGCATCTTGGCCACGCGCTCAATTGTCTGCGCCATTAGAATCCTCCACCCTTCAAAGGGTTCAGGGTCGAGACGAAGAAGTTTCTCGAGAAGTTCTCTTCCAGCCAAAGGCTTCTCGAGCGTGACAGGAGTTACACGGAATCTTGTGTGCGTGGTGTCCAAGACATCCTGGAAGGTATCCTTCGTAACAACAACCTTTTGAGACTCCAGGGCAGATTTGCCCTTTAGAATAATACCGTCCATCTCCGATTTCCATTCCTTATAGAGATCCTTTACGAGAGGAGGGGCCGGCGATTCTGAATAGGGATCCTCTGGAAATACGAAGCCACATGAACCACACTTGTGTGTATATCCAGGCTCGTGAGGAAGTCCCTTGCGAGGTCCATCATAACAAACCCGCAAGAACACACGGTAAAAGAGTTCCTCTGGAGGATCTGCTATTAATCGCACGACGCGCCGCGGCGTGAAATGCAGTGTGACTTCGCTCGTGGCCTGTCCTCTAGGCGGCATCTTCTCTGTAAGAGGAATCATAGAGGACTGCTTGCTCTTCCAAAATGTCTGCGGCTCGGCGATGGGCGTGAAACAGGAACTTGTCTCTGAAAAGGGGGAGCCGCGCACAAAATTCCCGTTCTCGCGGGCAAGACGGTGTGCGGACTGTATCCAGGCCCGAGCAGCATCTGCTTCTGTGGCTGCAGAAGGCACTACAATGTCGGCGGTGGCCTCCTCAGGTGTTACATAGTAGGGGGCTGGCTTGAAACGTGGTATGATAAATTCAGGTAACTTGGCACCTAGCGTCGTAGTTCCATAGAGTTTTTCGTAATAAGAACGCTTTACAGAAACGAGTTGCTGGACAGAGGCAGTCTTCATTGCATCGGCGGCGAGTTTAAACACCGCGGCAGCGATCATTTCCTGACGCTTCTTATCGCTGGGCTGTAGCAAGAATCCTGTCAAATTCCAGGGGGCCTCATTGCGCTTAATAGAGGATACTGCGCAACTGATATAGTTAACGCCAGTCTTGTCTTCCTCCTTTCCAAGAGGAAAGCCGGTGAAACCGGCCACGCAACCAGGAATCTTCGTGCGAATGACAAAATCTGGGACGTGTGTCTGAATCTCTATTAAGGTATGGGCGGCAGTGGCCGAAACCAGAATGCGATTATAGAGAACGTCATAATCGAGCGGCTTTCCCTCGCCCTTGCCCGCCATTGCCTTCACTCTGCGTGCATACTCTTCGCGTGTAGGCTGTCTGGATAATTCGGATTCTACGCGCTCTATAATGTGATTATATGACTCCTGTTCAGTATATATACCGATGGCCCCAAAGAGTTGATAGGCCGTTTGATAGATGAGTTTCTGGGTGTCATTGGCAAAGGTTTTGGCCTCATCCTTTTCAGTCGGCGCACCTAGAAGAAGGCGGAACTCCTCGCTCTGAATCTCATCCTTGTCGACGAGTGCCGCGCGACCCGACATAGGGCGGCCATTGTCGTCAAACTCGATGGACTGCTCGAAATCGAGTTGTGAAATCTGTTGTCCACAGTTCTTACAGATATAGCGGCCGTGGAAGATACCGCCACTGAAGGCGAGAAGGAGTTCCTTATGAATCACATCCTTTTCCTTTGGATGCAGATATTCTTGTAGGAGAAGGACCTCGTGATAGCATACGAGGTTGTGAGGCTGACCACGGGCGGAGGCGGCACATATGATCCAATTGTCCTTGCGTGGTCCCTGGAAACGGGCGAGAAACTTGGCGAAGAGTTTCATACGATCGTCGGCATCACGGACCTTGCGGATCTGTCGCAAACTGTTCACGTGAGGACAGAGAATGGGCTGCGGCTCCTGGCCTGTATTCTCCCGTTTGAGAACCTTGAGCAGAGTTTGCCGCAGAGTCTCCAAGAAGGTATCTCGACTCTTGCGATTTCTCTCACGGGCCAGGGGACCAGGAATGCCGGCCATGGTCGTAAGAAAGAGATCAGCTGCCTTTGAGCAGATACCTCCCACAATGGCGATATCATTTTCCTTATAGGCGGGTAAGAGATTTTGAATCTCTTCAACTCTCGGCTGCAACTGCGGTTCAGATATAAGGACTGTGAGAAGTTCTTCGAGAGCCTCGCCCTGCAGAAAGGGGCGATTCTCCAGACGTAGAGCCGCGCGGGCCTTCTCTGAAAGATTGTGTTCCGTCAAAATATTGCCCATGACACTGGCCCTCAATTGTTTAATCTTATTCACAAGAACATCCTGTTGATCGGATGTCAACTCCTTTTGAGTCAGACCAAGATTCTTGATTTCAACGAGCGCGTCACCGAGGCCGCGGATATAAAGAGGCTGTGATCTCAGCCACTCGTCAATCGATATATTTCCTGTGGTATTTCCACCCGGACCGATGGATAGAATACCCCCTGTTGTAGCCTCAACAGGGACACCCTCCAGGAGTTTGAAGATTTCTTGGAGTGTTGATGTCTTACCCTGACTGAAGGCGATGTCCTTACTGAGTTGTCCAGAACGTCTCAGACCAATATCTCTCTGAACCTTCAAAGGAAAGAGGAGTTGATTTACGATGACACCTTCGTCGCCTGACTCTATGCGGCGAAGAGGTTGCTTATCTTTCAGACGTGTGACACGGGGTCCGAGGCCTTTCTGGAGTGCGATGGTGACCTTGCCGACTATATCGGTCGTTATCACATCCTTTTTAGTGCGGGTTTCTCCTGTTGCAAGAGAGGGAATACCATCGGCTACAGGAGAAAGTCCATCTGGCAAAGGTGCTCTGAGAAATTCCTTGTCTCCTTGAAAGAGGGTTGTCTCGCCAGGTGCCCCTTCTGAGGTCCATGTGTTCATAAATCGCTGATAATAGGCCTCCCATGCGAGAAACCACTGAGGCAGGGCATCGGGTGTGGCTAGCGTTCCCGCAGTTCCGCCGAGTTGTGTTTCGAGGAACTGATTTGATTCGTGGGTGTTCTTTTCCATGTATTCCACATTTACTGCGACACCAGGAACCTCTATAGGGTTTTCCTCGGTTGTATCAAGATATAGAGTGCGGTTTGCCTCTATGATAGGGCGGGCAAGAGGAATATCGCCCTGATTCAATAATTCAATGATTGTCTGAAAAGAGGTTGTCAAGCGCCCCTTTGGCTCGCCTGTAATATCATATTCGACGACTGTGTTACGGAGTAACATACACTGTTCAACAAACTGGCGGATTTCGCGCTGGGCCTTTGGATTCTTCTGTTCCATCAGAGGCAGGGCCTCGAGCATAGAACGAAACATCTCGTCGCGTTGAACACGATCGGGATAGGTGCGCTGGGTCAAAGGGCGCTCAATAAGTCCAGCAACTTCCTCTTCTTCTTCCTCGACTTCAATATCTTTGAAAAAATCGTCCTCTTCTGCTTCGGCAGGAGGCTTTTCTGCGTTTGCGGCATTCGCGGCGTTCGCGGCGTTCGCGGCGTTCGCGGCATTGGCCGCAACAGGAGGCTGGCGGGGTCGGAGAACCGCAAACGGAAGATCTTGCGGGATTCCTGTAAACGCACACTCTACTTTTATATCTCCACCACTTTCATCCTCTAAGGTGAGTGTATCCTCCGCCTCATTGACCTCCTTAATCTTATATTGAAGACCCAGGCTTCCGTCCGCTCCAAAGGAATCAGCAATCTCCCCTACGTGTGCATCAATCTGTGCTACAAAGGCAGGAGTTGCCCGTTTTGATAGAAGATAGAAACTGTCGATTCCTAGATCATCGGCAAAATCGCCGTCGACAAGAGGAATATCAATAAGTCTGTCGGGAGCACCTTCTGGTAAAATACGGATCAGATCATCATCCATGTAGTAGATTCTTCCACGTGTAGTATCGAATCGCCCACCTTCTATATAAATTCGATCACCGAGTTGAAACTCGGGTGAGTCAGTCGCCTCCATCCTATCGTAAAACACCAAATTTATATACGCCCTTTAGCGTAATGTTGTCCGCGGACGTCAGGTAAAGGCTTAAGAAATGTTCATCTATATCTATTTAGAATGTCAATCAATATGCAGCAGTTTGAAAAACTTCGTGAGAATTTTCCCACATGGTCAGAGGTAAAGAAGCATTTTGAAGGGGATGATGGCGTGGGCCTCCGTGTGACGGAGCAGGGCGACTTCGCCGTGATTCGCTATGAGAAGTCGGCGGTCGTCGATAAGATTTATCGCTCAGTTGTGTGGGATATCTCGGCGAATCTTCCTGTTTGTGTGGCCCCCTTTCGCGCGAATGAGGGATCTCCTCCCTTAGATACCGAATTCGTTGTGGAGGATTTTGTAGACGGGTTTATGATGAATGTGTGGGTCACCAACGGTATTCTACGCGTAGCCACCCGGACTCTCGTTGGTGGAGAGAACCGATTCTATAGTAACAAGACCTTTGGTCAACTCTTTCATGAGTGTCTCGCAACAACCCCTTTAAAGAATATCGACGCCTTGCGTGATTGCTTAGAGGATCTGCGGAAGGAAGTGGGTGGTGTGACCGCCTTCGCGAGTTTTGTGCTACAGCATCCTGAGCATCGCGTAGTGGCAAAGGTGGCATCTCCTGGGCTTTACGCTATCCACACTGGATATGTCTTTTCTTCGGGGGCGGTGACTCTTTCGGAGCGTGCCGTGCACTGGCCCGAGGCTTTGGCTCAACTACAGGTGCCTAACTATGCGCCAAAGACCTTTCACGAAGAGAAGGATAGAGATGAGTTTCTTCTGCGGACGGCGGCACAGCGCGGCTGGCGCTGGCAGGGCCTTGTCTTTAAGGACGGGGCGGGAGCCCGCTGGCGTATGCGCACTCCCACATATACTCTACTTCGCCAACTCCGTGGTGCAGAGGCATCGGCCTTAGAGCGGTTTTTCCGCCTTCGTGTGCAGCGTAAGGTAGTGGAGTATCTGAAGCACTACGGGGAGGAGCGTCAGGTATTCTGGGACTTGGAACAGCGACTTCGTTCTGCTACGGCAGGGGTATTGGCGGCCTATACGGACGTCCACAAGGCGCATACGGTCGCCTTTAAGGATCTGCCAGATTCTGTGCGCCCTGCAGTCTTTCTATTACATATGAAGTGGCGTGACGAACTGCGCCCCAAGGGCTTCTCAGTGCGCCTTCAGAATGCTATTGACGTAGTGAATCAGTTGCGCGGTTTCGAGAAGAAGCGCCTGATGGAGGCGGCGACGTATGTGCCCTTTGTTGAGGCTGCTGCACCTGTATAAATATGTTAACATCAAAATAATATGGATTTCCTGGGGAAATACCTATTATTTTCACGCGAGATCACTTCTTTTTAGACAAATATATCAAACTGGCCACCACGCAGCCTGCAACAAAGACAATAGGAAGATTTACGATAATAATTCCTCTCCTTCTATAATTCGTTGGAACATCGCAGACTTCGCATCCAGTGTCAGAAGGAACTTGGATATCCGAATCAACGAGTTGTAGAGCATATACCTCGACATTCACATTTCTATGATATACATTCACACTGCGCATAAGTTCTCCATTCAAACACGTGTAGAGATCTACGTGCATGTCGATAGGAAAGGCGGCTTCTAAAAGTCGCTGGGCACCACGACGACTGAGAAGATATCCTGTAAAGGACGCACATGCATTTGTGACCCATGGACCGATATTATTCTCTTTTACATTTTGTGGAAGGGGGACACCCTTGTAAGCATAATACCAGTCAACAGGGGGGCGAAAAAACCACACATCTGGCTCTTCAGATAGAAGAGTCGTATCCTTCATGGCGCGCTGAAACTTCGCAGTGAATCCGGGTTCAAGCACTACGTCATCCTCAAGAATCATGGCATAGGGTTCTGAACGCTCAAGAAACTTCTTCCAAATCGTTGTGTGGCTGAGGTAACAGCCGACGCCTCCTGCGGAGTCAAGTTCCTCGTGGTCGCGCCGGATATTGTCCTTGATATTGCGTTTGGTTCTTAAAGAAATCCGCTCATCTTTTTGAATATTAATGGCTGAGCCGTTGATGCCCTCGAAGCGCTCAACCTCATAGGACTGTTTGAGAACGTCAAGTTCGGGTTGCGATGAAAAACGATTCCAACGATCTACCCGATGTTTGAGATTTATACAATAGACATGGATATTGCCTTCCATACCTCGCTATTGTAGAATAGTAAATTAAACAGTGGCAGAAGCAGCAGCCCAGTTTCCATTCCAGTTCTTGAACATCTGTGCGCACTCGCGTGCCGCCTTTGCGACAGCAGCCCGTGCCGTCGTGTCAAGACCAGACTCCACGCCCACGCGTAGGAGCATCTCATCACGGAGCGGGTGAGGAACCTTATATCCTGCAAAGGTAATCTCACCGCTATCCACAAGATTCTGCTCCATCCACGTCTGAAGAAGATTGCCGAGGGTGTGGTCCTCACGCTGAAAGATGAAGTCGAAGCCCTTCATGCGCGCATCCGCTGGACGAATCTTTAGACCCTCAGGAAGGTCACCCGAGTCGATAGAGCCATAGCGGAGCAACTTAGACTGCAGAATATCGATGGCGCGGGCAACAATATAGACTGGATCAAGCACACCCACACTCTCAACAATGAAATCGAAACTATAGGGTTCGCCTTGCTCATTCACTTTGAAGCAGCGCTGAATCTCCATTGTCTTAAATTCCCGCTCCAACTCCCCCTTTCGAGTGGGATTTGACTCCAACTCAGTAGGATTCACCTTCTTGTTCTTCGTAAGCCAAAGATTGAAGATCTCCTTCTTGCGCTCTTCACTGTCGTCGAGAGTATATCCATAGGCACAGCGACTCGTAACAGGCATGAAGGCTGCATTCTCACGACCGGTGCCAACCGTTGCACGCGCCGTAAAGGTGATTGACTCGGCTTCTTGAGTTCCAATACGACCCTTGAGCACGGCTAGAAGAGCGGTGTCGTGGGTTACTGGATCAGGGTGAAAGAACTGCACACTGGGAACAGGAAGAGGCTCCTCCTCCGCCCCACGGTTCCGTAGAACAGTGATATCAGAGGCGACAACATCAAGTGGATCCGTAGAAGTGTTGGTGACGCTCAGGGAGAAACTATACTCTTCAGGCTTCCATTCGAGCGGCTTGGTCACGTGAATCGGAATGAGCCCGATACGATGGGCGAGCATTTCATTACTCATGGGTGTGCTGTTCGCCGTGATAAGAACATCGGACGTAGCACCTGACTCGTTAATATCTGCACGAAAGGCCACCGTCTCCACGTCGGTAATCATCGTCCGGCGAAGTGTATTGGCGTATCCAACAAGTGTGGGATCCATACGGAAACGAAGAACCGTGCTCGACTCCCGCTGGACATTCTTGAAGACAGATTCCGTGGATGTGGGAACCGCCTTCCGGCTCTTGGCAGCAGCACGAATCTCTGCGAGAGTCTTTGGGGCCGACTTAGGTGCAACTGACATCTTAATATACTATCTTATGGAGGTTAAGGTATCAATTTTAAGCCTTCGATGCTATGGAGTGCGTTTGAATACCCCGGCGACTAGAAAGGGAATGAATAGTGAGATCTCTGAATGAGTGCTCAAAACGTTTGTTACTACAGCAATAAGTGCCAGTGGTCGAAGGCGTTTATTACGGAACTGTCGAAGACCTCATGGAAGAATGAATTTCGTTTTATTTGTGTCGATGCATCTCCAGGCAGAGCACCACTTCCTGGTTGGCTAAAGAAGGTCCCTACCATTGTGGTTGCAGGGGAACAAGAGCCTCGCACAGATTCGGATGTGATGAACTGGCTCTATGAGAAACGTATGAAGGAGGGACAGCAGAATGGTGCCCCGACTGCGCAGCCTGGGGCTGGAGAACCAGATCCCTTCAGTATGATGGAACAGATGAGTTTTACAAAGGGGTTCAGTTACAGTGGCGTGGATGCCGATACTAGTTCGCAGGGAAATGGAGGAATGAGTATGCCAGGTGCCTTTGCCTTTTTGAATGGTGGGGCTTCTGAGGGTGATCGCCTGAGTCAGGAGGCAGGGACTTCCCAGCAGCCGAGTCAGCGTAGGTCAAAGAAGGAGGAGATGTTCGATAAGCAGATGGAGGCGTATCAGCGGGATCGCGAGGCGGGTATGCCAAAGCAGGGCATGGGTGGACGACTGTAAAGACAAAAAGGAAATCTAAAGGGCTTTCACGTATTCCTTGTAGGAAGACATGAGTGCGCTTGGGGCCTTTAACACGCAACTGATCCGCTTTTTTAAGGAGTTGTCTGAGACGTATCCCGAGGAACGTGATATTCGTCTGGCTCTGGAGGGTATTGAGGGCGCTAAGAAGATTAATCCGAAATTGATCCTCGATATGTTTCACGACTATGTCTACCAGGAACTCCACGAGGCTATTGAGCGCGAGGATGAGGAGTTTGTGGTAGGCTTTGCTAAGAAGAAGATTAGCGCGCAGTTCAATGAGATGGCACCGGCACTCCTTATCTTTGACAAGCACTGGGTAACGATGAGCGAGTTGAATCAGAAGGCTATTTGGAATTACCTTAAGGTTCTCTGTGTTTTGTGCGAGAAGGCGCGGGGTGCGCGGAGCCCCTTCTGATTCCGTGGAGGCGTAAAGAATCCGAACTCACACATCAGAGACAAGTATAGATGGCCTCCCCTCTTGACGCCACCTTCAAGAAGAAGTATGTGGAATTCATCCAGGAACTCTATGAGACCTTTCCCGAACTCAAGAATGATTTGCACGCGGCGGCCACGATGCCTCCCGATGAGGCCATGAAGGTCTATGCTCAAAAGGTGGTTCCTAACCACACGAAATTTTCAGAGAAACTCGAGTGCCCTGGACTTATTCTTCCGGGCGTGACAATCTCTGATTCTCTCTGGGACACCGTCGGGCAGGCGACAAAGAAGGCAGTCTATGACTATCTTTCAATCCTCGATCTCGCCTCGATCTATTCATCTGGAATGGCCGGTGAGGGCTTTTCCAAGGAGTGGGCGGAGACGATCATGAAGGGCTGGCAGGACCGGATGGAGAAGGTCGACTTCGAATCTCTCTCGGAGAAGTTCCAGGCGATGTTCGGGGGAGGTGAGGGCGGTCTTCCGAAGTTGCCAGAGAAGTTCCTGAAGGGCAAACTCGCTGCGCTGGCCGAGGATATTGTGAAGGAGTTCAAGCCAGAGGATTTTGGGCTCCGGCCTGAGGATCTTGCCGAGGTCGAGAAGAATCCTACGCGCGCCTTTGAGATTTTGATGAAGGCGTCGTCGTCGAACCCTCATCTTCTACAGACGGCCATGACGCGTGTGGGTAAGAAACTCCAGAAGAAGATTCAGAGCGGAGCATTGAGACCCCAGGATCTCGCGGCGGAGGCTGAGGAACTCATGAAGGAGTTTCAGTCGAACCCGGCCTTTGTTCAAATGATGGAGTCGTTCCGTGCAGCCTTCTCTTTTGAGGATCCGGCTGCCGCGCGCGCCTCTGGCCGTGAGGATCTCAGTCGTCTTTCGGCTGTGAAGAAGCGTCTACGGGAGAAATTGGCAGCCAAGCAGGCGGCCGCTAAGAAGTAATTGCGATTATATAATTTTGATATTAAAACTAAAACTCTCTTTGAGAGAGTGTTAGTTTTGATATGTTTTAGCACTCCCCGATAGAGGGCTAACGCCATGACATTACAGCCATTCTGTGATCCCTATGTTTGGGAAAATGCAAAGGTTATGCTTAGCACTGGATTTACGGTTAGAAAACACAAGGAGGGTATGTGCGCAAGTGAACATGTAAATCACGTCATCTTTATATATACTCTATTTGGGTTTGCGGGTATGATCACAAGCGTCTTTGTTCATTCGCCCTATGTCTTAGCATCCTTTCTAGGATTTGCTACGCTCTATTGCTTACCCACCTTTGCCATTCTTACGAATCTGCAGCAGCAAAGGGAGGGATTTAATGACGCAGATAAGTATCAGCAATCCGGTTATAAGGGCAGCGATAGAGGAAACTATGATGCATGGAGAAAGTCGGGTAATGCGGGCGAGGTCTATGACGTGATTGGAAAGGGTGCCGCGCCGGCTACACTCACTCTTCCATCCGCTCGCAACCCCTTTATGAATGTCTTAATCGACGAGATAAAATACAACCCGACACGTCCTGTGGCTGCATCGGTTATGGATCCAAGTGTGAAGATTGGACTTGACGAATTCTTCCGCACGGAATTTAACGCGGACCCGACAGATGTCTTTGGAAAGACGCAGAGTCAGCGGCAATTTGTGACCATGCCAAGCACGGGTATACCGAATGACGTAGATTCTTACCAGAACTGGCTCTATAGAATTCCTGGAAAGACGTGCAAGGAGGGTGGTCGCGAGGCCTGTCTCCCCGGAACAGATGGTGGGGCACTTCCTTGGCTCAATGTTAACCCTTAAGGGCGGGTTGTGTCTGGAGTTTGGCCCCCTTTTTGCAAGATACCTTACGCAGAGTCTTCCCCCGAGTCTGGAGAACACTCTTCGTACATATTGCGATGGCTGCAGATTCTTTCGCATCGTTTCCGCGACCCGAGCGAAGTCTTACGGTTTTCCGGACCTTTTTCACACAGCCGCAGAACTTGGCCGCGAGCCTTTTGGACCTGGTTTGTGCCATTTCTGCTAAGGCTTTATATAATAATCTATCGCCACCATTCAGAGATGCAAGGTCTGCAGTTAAATCGTCTAACTCACACAAAGGATGACTCGTGTGGAATTGAGCAGTATTACAAGCAGTCGGTGGGTCCCGGTGCTTATACGACGACGAATCTCGTCCCGGATGCGCGCGATGTAAATCCCTTGGCCTCTAAAGAACTTCTCGTCTACGCGCGCGAGGGCTTCGGCTCGAACAATAAGCAGATTGACTCGGAGTCAGTTCTCAAGAATCAGCCCGAATTCAACAACCAGCGCTGCAATATCCGTGCGCAGGCCCGTCCCTTCCTCGGTGTTCCCTATATGGGTGGTGGTCGTGGCAATGCCGAGGTGGAGACTCTGCTACTCCACTCTGAGCAGGTTCGTATGGGTAAGGAGTGTGGCACGATCACGGAGACGCAGTTCGATGGTGTCTTCACGCCTATGATCCCCACTGTCAAGAACAACATCCAGAAGCCCGAGAATCTCATTACGGAGATGGCCTCGCCCGGCTGGATTCGTGGTGGGTTGCCGAGCCGCTCCTACATCCGTGATGTGAACTGTTGAGAATAAAGTAGAGACTAGTTAAAAAAAGCCTAGCCAAGTCAGAATGGCATCGCTATCTGAGGCCTATCCTGCCCCAAATATCGATGCGGCGAAAAATGATCGTCTAGAGAACCCACAGGTCTATGATAACTTTGCGGGCTCTGTTCGTCATGTTAAGGAGCGGAGACATATTCTTGGCCTCATAGGAGGTTCAGGTGTCAGCCGTATCGCGGGGAATCAGGCCGATCTCGAGTCAGATCTACGTGGTATCACGCGGCCGAACTCGGATGCGACATACCGCCACCACCTCCCTTCAAATGAGAAGGAGATTGTTCGCACGAACCCAAAGGAGAACGTGAAGATTGATACATCGCTTGTTAAGATCCAGGAATACCAGCAGTGGGCCTATCCCTCTGTCTTGGCGCCTGAGCCGCTGGCGAAGGAGTCGTGCTATAGACCTGAAAAGTATTAATAATCTAGTATCAGAAGTGAAATGGTCACGAGAACACTCGGTGCTCTAGCGACTATGACAAGTTGTATTCAAATGGTCCCGCAACTCTATAAGACATATACTACACGCTCCGTGACCGACCTATCTCTATATTCTCTCCTGCTGATTTTTACAACAAATGTCCTCTGGGCTTTTCACGGATACTTTATTGCGGATCTCTCTCTCTTGGTTGCGGGCTTCTTAACAGCGACTATCAATGCCGCCCTGATCCTTTTATATTTCAAGTATCAGTAGCAAGATGGCCCTATCCGTAAAACAACAGGCCCTTACCCGCGGCAAGTTCGACGACTTTCACCAGGCCGACGACATGCGCATCACCTCCTATGCCCTTCGTTATTATCTTAATACCCCGGAGTCGAACTGTCCTGCTAGTTATCCCGTGGACGTGACCACCCGCATTCAGAAATCGGGAGCCTCGTGGCCTGTAGGCAAATGGAAGACGGATGTGGAGTCCGATCTGAAGGGAATCAATCGCATGGGATCCCGCCTACGCGTTGATTCTAGACTCTATAACCCCGACACAAATGTCATGAATAATACACCTCTGCAGGCGGCACCCGATGAGTCAACGCCTAATCTCTTTCAGCGCCTCACGAATCCTCCTTGCACACTGAGAGCCACTGGCTGGAATCGTTTTGAGGGTCTTCCTCACCAGCCCCAACTCAATTATGAGACACCCTTCGATTTTTTCATCCCTGCGAAATCGCTTGATAAGGAGCGCTACAAGTCGCATGATGGAAGAGATAAGTCGTAAATATTTCACACTTCCATAAATTAACAGACGCTTGTAAGGCGGCTCTTAACTTCTGGACAACACGGTAGTATGGAGGCACTTGCGCTCTTCTCGTTACTTGGACTAGGATATGTTGTGACAAAATTATCAGGTCCAACGAATTCAGAAGGCTTCCAATCTAATGCGCAGCGTGGACCGGATGCCGATCCTATTACACAGGCCGCACGTGGAGCCGCCCCAAGAGCCTCTAGCCAGGAACTCGATTTCCGCTACGCAAATCTGATGGGCAATCCTCCTGTGCCAAGTGAACCTGTTCCCGGTATTCAGGGAACTCTTACGAACTACTCTCCTCCGCAGGTGAGACATGTGCCAATGAGTCCTGGCCTGCAACCGAACCCCGAGCCGATTGACTCGGCCACTCCAGACGTTGCGATGAATCCTACAGGGATTGAGGCGCAGCCGAACTATGTGCAGGGTGATTTTCTAACAAGCGAATTGACGGGAAATAAGGTAGCGACATCCGATTTCAAGCACAACAACATGGTGCCCTTCTTTGGAGGCCGTGTTCGCCAGAATGTGGCCCCGCAGTCAAATTCAGGTATTCTCGACAGTTTTACTGGGTCTGGTATCAATCAGATTGCGAAAAAGGAGGTGGAGACAATGTTCGACACGGCTCGTGCCCCCTATGGCAACCCCTTTGGAATGGAGGACAATACGGACTTCGTGCAGAGTCGTATCAATGATCCTCGGAGCCGCGCAGGTGAACGCCCCTTTGAGCCGGTGCGCGTCGGACCTGGTGTCAATGAGGGCTTCGCCGCCACTGGAAAGGGTGGATTTCAGCAGTTCGAGGTCAACCAGTATATGATTGATAGTGTGCCGCGCACGGATCAGTTGCGCACGGCCGATAATCCGAAGACGTCATATAAGCAGCCCGTTGTGCCTGGCCAGCATTTCATTGGAACGGCGGCCCAGGAGTCGGGTGAGGTCCGTAAATACCGGCCCGACCGCTTCTATATCGATGACTCTGGCAAGCGCCTCTTCGTCACGAACGGCGAGGTCATCAAGGAGACGACCCGTCCCATCCAGGTCATGAAGCACGTGACGCGCCCTGAGACCAGCGTGGAGTATAAGGGTCCTGCTGGTTCACAGGAATTCGGTGAGTCGTATGTGGCGGGATCGTATCGCACGCCGATGGCGCAGCAGTATGGTGGCGCCGGCTTCCGTAATGCGGATATGACGACCTACACGACGGCGGATACGGATGCACCTGAGGCTGACTATGGTCGGAGCGGCTACGAGGTGCGCCCCAATGAGCGTAATGCGACCAGTGAGCGTAATATGGGTCTGAACCTGGCGCCGGCGGAGGCGGGGGCGCTCACCGTGCACTACGATGACCCAAGCCGCCCCACACGTCGCCAGGAGATGGTGGGTAACATCCGCCAGTCTGGCACACCGGTTGGCTATGCCCAGGGTGCGCCGGCCATCACGGTGTGGGACCCCAATGATATCGCGCGCACAACGGTGCGTGAGGGCACAATCAACTGGAACTGGATGGGTCAGGCCGCGCCAGGTGCGGACGGTGCTACACGCCTCAAGGTCTATGATCCTGAAGATATCGCACGCCCAACACAGAAGGCGCAGATCTCGGCCAAGTCGGATTACTATGGCCCTTCAAATTCCGTCAATAAGGATTTCACCAGCCACGATGCTGCCTACAATATGCGGACAAACCCAAATAAGGAGCAGATCGCCCAGGGTCGCGACCCTATGCACGGCAATGGTGGTGCGCTGGCTGTGTTCGATGGTGATATTAACCAGACCACACGGAAACTCGATTCTGATATCGTAAATGACCGGTCGAATGCGGTGAATCGCGTTGTAGGTCTTCCGACAGGTGTGGGAGATATTGGCCAGGTTCGCCCACGTGTGCCACTCAAACTCGATGTCAGTCGCCAGCGTAATACGATGGATGTAGTGGCCTCGGTCAACGCGAATCCTCTTATGGCGACGCAGAATCTCGCCTTTAATGCCGAGCACGATGAGAAACTTTTGCAGGAAATGTTGGCTACTATGTAGGATGGCTATACCAGATCAATTTACAGATTTAGTAAAACTAAATGCGTATATTGGTCGAGAGTATGTAGATAAACAGGCGGATAAAAGTGATAAAAGTCGAGGGCTTAGCGGCGGATTTGACATGTATCCTGGAATCGATGGTATGGCTGGATTACATTTTGAGCGTATATCAACCGGCTCTGGTGGTGTAAATGATTGTTTAGTGTACGCATTTTTGCAGGCGACTTGCCCGAATTTCAGATGTTTGACAGATGCTAACCAAAAGGTGGTTGCCTCTAACTATCGTAGAACCCATCTAAAAAATATTGCTCTTAGAACGGCGGTCTATAGTAGAAAAAGAGAAACAGATACAGATGATTCACTTCGTGATAGACAGCGGCGTATTTTAGCACGTATAAATTCTAATGGATTCCTTGAAGATATTGAAATATCAATCTTGTGTGAATACTATCGTATAAAAATATTAGTATTTGAAGTTTTGGTAAATGTAAGTAATCATGTTGTAAGTCAATCTTTAGTTATATATGGGGGTATAGAAGGAAATGATAGGGATGATGATCCTGTATTTATGATATATAATCCTGGTAATTTTCATTTTGAAACGGTTAGAGTCACTGGTTCATACGTAATACCTTTTGGAACAGCAGAGACTCTTCGCGTAGCATATCAACCTCAACAGGATGGTGCAAATAATTGCCAGCACAATGTTGGAGATGAAATCGAGTATGAAGGTAGAAGATATTATATTGTTTATAGAAATCTCGGTGATCAGGGGGTTTGCAGAGAATATGGATTGACTGAGGAAAGGGAAATGGCCCTTGAACTAAAAAGGCAGTCCGAACTAGGCACCCCTGCGGGTGCAAAATTCGTATCAGATAATGAGATGGCGTATGCGAGTCGCGTAGTCCCTGCTGCCGCCATTGATAGGGCTGCTCCTGCTCCTGCTCCTGCCCGTCCTGCTCTTCCTGCTTTTGCTCCTGCTGCTATAGCCGCCAAGGCATTTCCTAAAACTCCTATAACAATTGCTAATATAGATGAAATCATGGCTGGGCCTACAAAGCCGCCTGCAGGCTCCACCGAAAAGGAGGCAGAAATTGCAAAAATTCTAAAACAGATTGATGAGGATAATAAAAGAATAGAATTACTGAAGGCAAAAATAGCGGCGAAGAAGGCGGCAAAGGGTGCAAAGGGCGGAACTCGCAGAAAGCATCGTGCCCGCCGCATTACACGTTCTAGTCGCGCCTAAAAAGGATACCCCCATATTTAACTAGTATGTCAAGACCAACCTGGAAAGGTGCGCTGCTTATAAGCGGCGAACCTGGCACAGGTAAATCTCGATGGATTCGTGAAGAGGCAGCCGCGGCAAAGGCAAAACTCTTTCGCTGGAACGCCCGCGTAGATCGTTCTCTTCGCGAGGGACGTGAAGTTCTTCATCAACAAGTGCGCTCAAAAGAGCGTCTCTATGTCTGGATAGAGGGTGTTGATGATCTGACACAGGAAGCACAGGCCTTCTTACGTCGTATCTTAGAGACTGCCGCACCGAATGTCACATGTTGCCTGGAAGTGAGAGAAGTCTGGAAACTCTCTCCACCCATCCTATCGAGGTGCACAATTATTACAATGCGTTGTGAAACATCCTATCGCATTGCACGGAATAAGAATCTTGCTCTGCACCTTGGAATTCCTACGCCAGAATCTATTGATATTCCATCGTGGAATGAGTTGCATTTAGCACGAAAGAATGGTGTAGATCCCTATGCTATATTGGATGCCATTATTGCAAAATACGGTATGGATGATATCAATCTGCAAGAATGTATCCGGGCCATTGGGGCAGGTTCTTCTCCTTGGATTCAAATAAGCCATTTGTTAATACAACTGCGTCCGGCAGAGACTCTATAACTCCATGAATTAAACTAGGTATGGATCTCGGTGGCGACGGTGCAAGCGTTTACGCGGAAGCCAAATCTGAGTATACAAAGCAACTCTGTCAATATCTTGTTCCGTCGATTCAGCAGTATTTTTTGGACCTTCTCGAGGAGGCAAAACAGAAGGAGTCCGATCCCAAGCGCGTGCTTGTAATGTTTCAGACACTTATGGAAGATATTTCCGATTGGAATGTTGATAAGGTCCAGCGTGAGACAAGCACCATTGCTGCCGGATCTCAGTGCGACTATCTCGATGAACTCATGACGGCTGTCTTTATTGCACATACGAAGGTCTTATCTGCCATTCGCCTCACGACGAAGCAGAAGAAACTTCAAATTACTATCCCGAAACTTGATCATTTCATTCATAGAATCCTGCGTGAATGTTCCCGTCTCCTTTGGAGTAATACCTTTTTGTTCTCTTCTACATCTCCCTCTATGGAGCGCCAGAAGAATCTTCGTTTGATCGAGAATTGTATACAGGAGGGTGTGCTTCAAGGTATTCGTGGTATGCTTCCTGTAAAGAATATATTGCGCGAGTATTTGAAGGAGGATGATGAAGAAGAGGAAGAGGCTGAAGAAACTCCCGAGCCTGAGGTAAAGCCTGAGGTCAAAGCCGAGGTAAAGCCCGAGGTTACACCCGAAGTAAAGCCTGAGGTAAAGCCTGAAGTAAAGCCTGAGGTAAAGCCTGAGGTAAAGCCTGAGGTTAAAGCCGAGGAAAAGGTTGAGATTGTTGAGGCCGAGGAAGAGGAAGAGGAAAAACCTGAGCCTAAGCCCGTGTCTTCACCGATTTCATTCACAGGTAGTGATACTCTAGACGAGACAGACGTATTTGAAGATATTATTGGCGCCGAAGATGAAGATAAGGAAACACAGCAGGAGGAAATCGAAATCTTGGACACTCCTCCGGAGCCAATGGACGATTTTGAAGATTTAGAGAAGCCCGAAAAATCTGAGAAGCCTGAAGAAAAGGAGGAAGATCTTCAAATGGATTTTGAAAGCCTCGATTAATTTGGTGCGTCCGCGTTGACGAGCCACTCTTTTTTTCCTTTTTTACGCCCAGAATGTCAGCCCTAGTCCCTGGTATGATCATAGGGGGTGTCGTTATTTCGAGCATGGGTGCAGGTAGCACATATTTTCTGGAGGAAAAGAATCCTACAGTAAAGTCACTGGGTCGCGATTTTATTATCGGAGCAATCATGGTGATGATGATTATACAACTCCTCCCTGAATCATCGACCTTCCTGATTCAGTATATTTTGAGCCTCGTCCCTCTCTCCCTGTTGAGCAAGGCTCAGATAGGGGGAGAACCAGATATGGAGGTCAAGGTGGGTGTTCCACGATTTTGACGTGGCACCCCAATAGTGTTGTAATAACACTTTAAACAAAGAGTGACCACTTCTTCACATCACCAACCTCTGACGGGCTCACTTGGAACCGGTCAAAGGCAGGAGCAGAGAATTGCTGGGATGGCACGGCCCCATGAACGGATGCGGCAATATGCTTATACAGATCAAAATCAGGGAAACGCTCATCACCCGATGGCTCGACCAAAATATTTCTACCCTCATCATCGATCATCCACGACCAAAGAGTGTTATAAAGGGGTGAGACAGTCTCCATCATCTCAAGCCCCTCCTCTGAACTAAGTTCCACACCCCCCTCCTTATCTTCAGGAGCATCTGGAAAGAGAGCATCAAAGAGGCTCACCGCTAGGCGGGCGAGATCAAAGGACGGGTTCGGCTGAACCTCCTTCACCGGCTTGGGGTGCAGGGGCTTGAAGCAATACTGTCCATCGGCGTCATTTCCTGCCTTAAAATCATCACTAAAGAATATCTGACCGTTGATCGTAAAAATAGAACGGCCGAAATCAATAATACGGAAGAGTTTTCCATATGTGGGAACTTTGAAGACCTCGCCACTCCGCTTTGTATAATACATAAACTCCTCTTCTGTGCCAGTCCACACGATATTATTCGTGTGTAGATCGTTGTGAGTAAATCCTAGAACAGCCTGCGAGACACTGAGGGCCGCCAGAACTTGAAAGATCCACGCCGACCACTTCAGTTCCCATTCCTCCGTGCCAGGCATTGAACCAACAAGACTATAGTCATCCAAAAGCGAATCCATTGTCCCCTCATTGTTCTCTAGACCAATCATCATTACGGGGTAATTCGCAATCTCAGCATAAATACGATATTCATTCTCAATCTCAGTCTCCTCAGTCTTTTCATCAGAATCCTGCTCATCAGCAAAGGACAGATCAGACATCTTATCCGAATGGAGAGAGGCGATCTCATCTTCACCATCTACAACTTCGACATCGACCTCCTCTTCAGAATCAGAACTATGACTATATTCGGAGGGTTCATGGAGAAGATCCTTCAATACGTCCTCTGTCACTGGTTCGGAGGCATTCTTAACATGCGTCACATGCAGGCGATAGAGCCCGCGCTTCTGTCCATGCCAGAACCAGCGGCTATTTCTGAAACTTTTGAATTCCTCTGTAAGATTATATCTATAGAGGTCTGCACGGGCACAAAAGGCTCCGTAGAATTCATTAAAATGGGGAGAAATGCCTGCATCACGAAGGCGGCTCAGAGCATAGGATGCAACCACCTCCGTGTATGCCTGATTGCACGGATCTTGTAACTTTGTCCATGCCGCGGCCCATGTCTTCGAGTGCCAGGGAAGACCGGTCTGTCTTGGAAGACTGTATTCGCCCTTCATCCAACGAATCGGATCGAGAAGATGCGTGACCTTGAGAAAGGCGGTCTTCTCTAAAGGTGTTGCAGACTCCCCGGAAACATCGAGGTTTGGAATGAGGCCTACCCTGCAAAGACCCGATGTTCCAGAAATATCCAGGCTCGTAATTCTATTCTTCGAATCGAGCCAGATCTGCGTCGATTGATGCTTGGTGACTCGAAAGAGTTTACTGAGCGTGGGGAAATACGTCTGGAGACTATGAAATCCACGAACTGCCTCAAGGTCCTTTGACATGGGTGCGGCCCGGAAACGGGGCACAGGTAGAGTGATACCCCGGAGTGTTGATTCCATTCTTACAAATCGACTCAAATGTTGTATTGAGTGTAAAACGCAATATGAAAAAATATCTCCTCTTCAGACACGAAATGGCCGCCGCTGTGAATGTATCATTAAGAAAGTTCGATATGCGCAAGATCCCACAGGATGCGGTAGTGATTTTTATCGGGCGTCGTCGCACGGGTAAATCAACTCTTGTGCGTGACCTACTCTTCCACCATCAGGAGATGCCACTTGGAACAGTGATCAGCGGGACGGAGGAGTCCAACTCCTTCTACGGAAAGATGATCCCTCCCCTTTTCATTCACGGCGAGTTTTCCCCGATTATTCTGGCCAACTTCGTCAAGCGTCAGAAGATGATTATGGCCCGTATTCAGCGGGAGACTGGGGGTGGCGCGAACGGCACCAAATCGAAACTTGACCCCCGCTCTTTTATGATTCTCGACGACTGTATGTATGATGACAGTTGGACACACGACAAGAATATTCGCTATCTTTTCATGAACGGTCGTTGGCTAAAGGTGTTCTTCATCATCACTATGCAGTATCCACTCGGTATTCAGCCGGCTCTAAGAACCAACGTGGACTTCGTGTTCATTCTGCGCGAGCCCTATGCCACAAATCGTAAGCGCATCTTTGAGAACTACGCATCCGCCTTCCCAAGTTTCGAATTCTTCTGTCAGATCATGGACCAGTGCACACAGAATTATGAGTGTCTTGTGATTGATAATACGAGTCAGTCGGCCAAGTTAGAAGACTGTATTTTCTGGTATAAGGCCGACATGCACGGCGATTTCCGTATTGGCGCACCTGAATTCTGGCAGCACTCTGCCAACTACTACCGTGATAAGGAGGAAGAGGACGCGAATCAGTATGACCCGAACAATGCTCGGAAGTTGAAGGGTCCGACGATTGCCGTCAACAAAAGGTTTTAGTCTGTCTTAGTAGGAATGTCGCGGGAATTGTATAGCGCACTAACACTTGGTGCTATAGCCATTGCTCTTCTTGTCGCAGATCGCCTATTTCGCATCAACCCCTTTTTAGTCAGCGAGGGCTTTCAGATTAGTGGATACCCGACTCGGTGTGGCACAGATCTTCCCCCCTGTTCCTATGGGACTCGCTGTATGAATGGTTTTTGCCGTGGAACGGATAAGCCGCAACTGTATGACAGAAATCCTCTTCCGGTTACTCCATGATAAATTCATCACCTAGAACTAGAATGAGAGTTCGTGGAGGATATAGCCTTGCCGGTCTTGTTGTTGTGCTTCTACTCGCGGTCTCCGTGCTTCCATGGCTCCGCCGCACCTTTGCGCGTTCCTTCCCCGAGGGCTTCCAGGCCATGACGGGCGTCGATTCTCGCAAGGGTGATTGCAAGGGCGTCACGTGTAATGAGGGCGAATTCTGCCAGGAGAATGTCTGCCGCCCCGTGGCTGCTCCCATTACGAATGACTATTTTCCTGACAAGTAAATACCATGTTGTTCCAAATATAAGACCTATCTATTTTTAATAGATAGGTCTTATTTCTATGTATAGGTTAATATGACTGTAAATCAGTCTACACGGCGAAATAAACCAAAAAATAACTCTACGAGGAAAAATTCTAAGGGATCGATTTATGTAATACATATGGCAAGCGCTAAAGAGCGCCTTCCCCTCGTAAAACAAATACAAAAAGTCACGGGTGCCAGAATCTTTCATGCGGTAAAACTTCCGAATGGTGTTGATGGATGTAGAGAAAGTCATGCAAAACTGTATCGTGAAGCATTGCCCGGCAATATAACCGTTTTTGAAGATGATTGTGAAATTGTTAGACATGACATATTGGATTTAATCGATAAATATAAAAGTAATCACGATATTATCTATCTCGGAGTAAACAATGTGCGTAAGAACGGTGCATTGAATGGAACCCATGCAATGTGGATTAGTTCTAAGGCGCGCGATATCTTTCTAAAGGAGAGTGTTCCCGATGGAACACCTATTGATAAAATGTGGAGCAGTATAATCAAGAAATATGGTTTGCGCGTATACAGACCTTCGAACATTCACGAATATGTTCGGCAAAAACCCGGACTGCGTTCCTATATTTCTGGTAAGGTATGGAAGAACTATGCGCATAAGGTTCCAATTTAAAGCGCAGCACCCGATGCATCCATCTTGCGCGCCATAGCGAGGTCGGCCGGCCCCTTTGATCCGAACATGCTCGAGAACTGTGTCGTGTCTCCAGATGGAGAGCCAACCACTGCCGTATCGTCAGCCACAACCTCCATGGTGGGCGCCGTGTTCTTAGCGCGAGAGGCCGTCGTGCGGCGCTCACGCTGGAAGGACTCACGGTGCTCCTCATTCTCCTTATACTTCTTCATAAGCGTGTTGAGTTGATCCTCGGCATATTCCTGCTCCTTGACATCCGACGGCTCAGGGTCCCATGGCAGCCACTTTCCGACCTCTCCTACAAAGATGTTGTGAAGCGTATCCTGGCGCTGGAGTTTCTTTGAACGAGCCACCGCCTCCTCCTGTGAAGCATATGTTCCGCGAATCTTAAGGCCGCGCACTGTTGTCCGGAACTCATTCTTCACATAGAACTCGTCCTCGAGCTTGGAACGATTAGCATAGAGATACTCGTCATAAACCTCCTTGAGGTTGGACGCCTTCATCTCCTTCTGATTTGCCTTCACGAACTCGTGAAAGGCGTCTACGGCCGTATCGACGCGCAACTTCGCCTTACGACAGATCTCAGAAGCGCCGCTGAGATCCTGCGAAAGAAGAGTATCGGCCTCCGCGTCCAACTTGGCATTGATATTTGACATTGTCTTCACCAAATACTCCTCGATGCTCTTTGTGCGGACATTGAACTCGTAGGTCTGCAGGAACTTCTCGAAGAAGAAGATGCTCTTATTATCCAGAACCTTCTCCGGGCTAAGAAAACTCAAAAGACAGAATCGCTGCCCGGCGATCTCCGCGTCCTCCTCTAAGAAATCCTCACGATCGACGGCCTTTGACATTCTGAACTAGAAGAGAGTTGTATCTTTAGATGGAAATACGCGCACTTTAAAGTGTTAGCAAGTATCTAATGGCAATTGCTTTAGCCAAAAATATCCCTATACAATATAGAAATGAACCCCACGTCGGAGATCATAAATCGCGCCATCAAGTATTTGGTCGAGGGTCTCTTTGTCGCCATGGCTGCGCTCTTTGTTCCCCGCCACCGCCTCCCCTGGGATGAGGTGCTCACGCTCGGTGTGGTCGCCGCGGCCGTTTTCGCCATCCTTGACGTAGTGAGCCCGAGCATCGGCGCGACGGCGCGCCAGGGTGCCGGCTTCGGTATCGGTGCTAACTTAGTAGGGTTCCCTGGAGCAAGACTCTAAAGAGTCTTGATTTAGAGAATACTAAGATCGCACCGAAACGATTCCTTCTTTCCGATTTTTAAATCGGAAAGAAGCGGTATCGGTGCTAACTTAGTAGGGTTCCCTGGTGCTCGCTTGTAAACAAGTTCGCTTATTGCCAGCCTGTAAATAGGAATGACAGCAACTTCTCACTTTCTTTATGGCAGCACTCGCAATCTACTATTGGGGGCAGGCACCTGCTATGCCATTCAAAGGGAGAAATACTGGCATCTCCCTATTGTATTTGTTATCCCTTCTATATACGCGGGATATCAAGCCTATAAAAATAAAGATGAGATAAAACGCTATATTAAAAACTAAAGCGCCTTCAATTCCGCTGCTGCCTTTTCGGTAAAGATTATCCGAAAGATAGCCGTTCCTGTTTGACCCGTTTCTTCGTCGTAAAAATCGGTAATCTTATGCCGAAATAAAACCTTCTTTATCTTTTTAAACGTATCTAGCGGCATATTCGTATTGGACCAACGCCCATAATGTAGAGCACCAAAATTATCATAATATGAATAATGATGATAGACAAAGAATGTGGAAGTCTTGCGTTCCACATAGAAATGATTTTCCTGTAGGGGGGTCACAGTTCCGCTTATATCAATACAAGCATCTTCGATTGTAAGGTCTTTAATATTTTTAAACGCGACTTCTCTTGTTACGTATTTACAGGGTCCCCGTAGATCCATATTTACTTCTCAGTAAATAGATCGTATGAAACATAGAACAAGAAGACGATCGAAGAGATCTAGAAGACAGCGGGGTGGGAGTTCCCTCAAAGATATCACTCTCGGAATCCTTGCCTGGAAATCCCCGAAGACAGTCGCCAACACACTGGAATCATATAAGAAGAATGGGCTTCTTAAAATGGTTCACCCGGTTATTTTCTTTCAAGAACGCACACCAGAACTCGATGCGCTCGCAGCCAGTTATGGAATCACAGATGTTCTTGGAACGTCGGAAAATGTCGGCATTCTCAGGGCTTTCATGCAACTTATAGAGCATGCAGAAACAAAGGTTAAGACAAAGTATTTCATGTTCGCCGAATGTGACTTTGAACTCGTGAATGATAAGGCCAGGACAGAGAGTGTCTTAAAAGAGTGTATAAAACTTATGACTGAAAAGGGTGTCGACTTAGTTCGCCTGCGCGACAGAAAAAATCCTGGTGAGCCGATTGGCTCTCGTATGTGGATCAATGTTCCTGATGAGAAGTTACAAGATCATCCGATGGATCAGGGCTTTCCTCATAAGATAGAATCTCTCTATTTCTTTCACGAACCCGAGAAGAAATTCCCAGGGGTCTTTGAGATCATCGAATACAAGGATAAATGGTATAAATGTGATTCCAAACACAGTTGGTGGTCGAATCACGTCTTTATTACGACTGTGGAATTCCTGAAGAAAAAGGTATTTCCTGTGCTACATGGTCGGCCAGGCGTCGGACCCGATGGAAAGGACGATGATCTCTTTGCAAAAATGGAGAACTATTTGATACAACATCTACATGGCTATACGGTCGCGGGAGGTCCCGGACTTTTTAAGCACAATCGCTTGGACCGCTGAGATTATACGCTACGGATGAACTGCCAACTCAGATCTTCACATATCTTCTCCCAGATCTTATCCTGAATATACAATTTATCGCGATTCTTGAGCAAGGGAAAGGAAGGCAGATACTCATCTAGTTCCAAGAGTTCGCAGAATTTATACAGAACATACGAATACGACAAGAAATTGCTGCGATCCTTCGGACAGTTTTTCTGGAAGGCCGGCTGAATTTCCTTGAACATAAAGCGCAATTTCTCTTCGACCTCACGGCTCATAACGGGTGCCGAGCAACCATTCAGGCGATTAATAATATGCGGCACATGCTCATAATACTTATTATATTTCAGTTTCTTCAAAATCTCGCGAACCTTCTGGCGGGCCAGAGTGCGATAGTCCAGGATTCTCTCCTTTTTGAGTTCAGCACAAATAGCCTCATAGACTTCCTGTGGAATCTCTGTGCTCTCCTTGGCCTGAAACTGTGCCAACCATTCATTGAAATGGTTAATACGCTTATAGGCGTAGTAACTGACCTCCCGTGGAGGATCCTTATAACTCGGCTTGTCAGAATCGACCAGCACAAACTGCTGGAACCCGCAATCTGTGCAAGTAAAAATGGCCTCATTCGCACTAAAAATCATCTCCTTATCACACTCGGGGCATTCTCCATAGGAATCATTCATGACCGTTCCCGTCCCACGCGCGTGCTCAGGATGAACCTTGAGAAGATATTGCTCCAGGAGTTTATCACGTCTAAGAATCTCACCTTGACTTTGAGGCGCAGTAGGAGTCTCTGGCGCACCCTCTGTGGCAGCCGCTGTCTCCAGTGCTGCAAGAACAGAGCCAGGCTTGGCCTTCGCACCCGCGCGCTTTATAGAGGGCTCAACGCCGCGCTGAATTCTTTCCTGCACTTCGTAGTAATTATATAAGATCTCGCCCGTGTCGAGAAAGTAATCGAGAATTTCCGATTTATGCTCGCGCTTATCTAACTCCTTTTTGAGTTCATTCTTCTCCTTTTGCATTTGCTCCTGTTGAATCTCATCGACCCCCTCTAAAGAATTTGCCTCGAGGGCCCCGAGTTGATCTTTTATGCTGGTAAGCATAGACTCCTTTTCTAAAATCGTTTGAATACGCACCTGATGAAGGCAATCAAGTGTTGTTCTGGCCTCAGGATTACTACGCTTTGTAGGACGGATTTTAAAAAATGCTTCTTGAGATGACATTCGCCTGTAATTTTCTCACGAAGTTTGTTTAGGCATGGAAGGCTAGGGTGCGGAATAGTTAAAAAACAAGGTCCCCGGCACGGACAGAGAAAGGGTCTCTTTTTGGACGAATATGCGCTAATGCTCCCGGCAGAGGATCTGTCGAATCCTAAAATTCCAGAATATCCTCCATTTTCCTGAAATTATTTCTGTGAAAAGGGTATAAACAAATGACGGGTGGTGGCTTGATGCAGCTTGTTGCTTATGGCGCGCAGGATGTCTACCTCACGGGCAATCCCCAGATTACGTTCTTCAAGGTGGTTTACCGCCGCCACACGAACTTCGCGATGGAGTCTATTGAGAACCCCTTCAACGGCTCGCCTGGCTTCGGCAAGCGTGTCACGTGCACGATCCAGCGCAACGGCGACTTGATCCACCGCATGTACCTCCAGGCCACGCTCCCCTCCGTTCAGCTCCAGACGAGCGACGGCTCGGGCGCCCAGTTCCGCTGGCTCAACTGGGTTGGCCACAACCTTGTTAAGTCGGTTGAGATTGAGATTGGCGGCCAGCGCATTGACAAGCACTATGGCAACTGGCTCCAGATCTGGAACGAGCTCACCCAGGAGCCTGGTAAGCAGGCTGGCTACGCCAAGATGGTTGGTAACGTCCCCAAGCTGGTGAACGTACTGGTCCAGGGCGGTGAGGACTGCGATGCCGATTGCGGCTCCGGTGCCCCCAACACTTCTGATGAGGTCCAGAAGTGCGCCCCTGAGTACACTCTGTACATCCCCC